CCGTTCTTCGACTTCCCGCCGGAGATCCGAAAGGTGATCTACACCACCAACGCCATCGAATCGGTGAACATGAGCCTGCGCAAGATTACCAAGAACCGCGGCTCGTTCCCCAGTGACGAGGCGCTGCTGAAACTCTTCTACCTGGCGCTACGCAACATCAGCAAGAAATGGACGATGCCGATCCGTGACTGGAAGGCGGCGCTGACTCGCTTTACGATCAGCTACGAAGACCGCCTGCCGCAGCAGTAACCCTAACCCCGGTTACACAAAATTCTGCACACCCTCGAATCGCCAGCTTGCGAACCTTCAGATACTTGGCTCTTGTCTGGCGGCCGCTGCGGCTCAGCTTGTCCATTTCGCCAACCCAAGCGTTGTAGATGTTCAGCGCGTAGTTGCTCATGTCCTTTCCTCGGTGATGCCGGCAGGGCGGCGGGTTAGAACCGCTTCTTGGCATTTTCATTCACTTCGCGCTTCCTGCGATTTAGCTCAACAATCCGATCAATTTCATCGTCTTCGGTGATCTGGGCGAATGCCGCGAGGACTAGGCGCGAGTAGTCACGCCCGTCTCCTTTCAAGCTTGCTGGCCCAGCTTTTGGTCTTATCTTCATGCGATACCTTCAAAAGTTGTGCTCGATGCGGAAACACCAAAGCGCGCCCAATTGGACGGCGAGTAGAACTGAACGACTTTGGCAATTTTGATGATGTGCTCGGCGCCAAAGCGGAACGACTTGCCTTTGTACTGGCGCGGCTTTGTCAGCTTCTTGTCGAGGCAGGTGGCCCCAACCAATCGCCCATCGCTAAGGCGAACTCCATGTTTCAGGGCGCGACCACAGTGCTCGCAATTGCAGTCGCTTTCGTAGCCCACGATTGAAATCTGGTTCATCTCTGAATCCTCGGTTGACTTCCCAATGCCGCCTCATCGAAGCGGCATCAGTGAAGTGGTCAAATCGGCATCAGGTCGCGCGCCGGAACAGTTGCGCGGATCAGTTCGCCATCGCGGGCACCCTGGCCCCAGTATTCGATGCGGTAGCCGCGCGATGTCTTGCCCAGTACAGTGGCGCGTGCTCGACCGAGGTAGCAGGCTTTGTCACCTGCCTTGTATGCGTTCATGTCTTGCCATCTTGACCGGATTCGTTGACTTCCTCGATGCGCCTGTCTCCAAGCGAATCTGAGAAATCGGTGTTGCATGGGTTTATGCTGAGTAGTGATACCAAGGGTTTAACCCGTCCCTGTGCCTCCAGATAAAGCGATCAAGCTCAAGCGAACATGGAGGCTTGAAAATGCAGGTATTCCCGTCCACTTTCTCGCACCAACCGATTAACTCTCCGGCTGGCTTGGTCATGTGATGCTCGCTCGCGAAGATGCGGCAGCCCCGCATCGGCTTGAAGAACTGGTACCTCACGCGTGCATCCGCACGGTGATGTAGCCGTTGCTGGCAACTACGTGCTCCCAACAATTGAAGAAGACGGACTGTCCGAACTTCTTCATGGCCGCCTGGCGAACCTTCACCTCAACGTCCAGAGGCTGTTCACCAGCGTCCGGCAGAGCAAGCCATTGCAGGCTCTTTCCGTCACTCAGGTGGGAATCGATGTTGAATTGAGCCATTTCAGTCTCCTTACCAGGGTTTACCGGCGTTGATGTATGCGCTTCCTGCTAGCTCGGTTAGAGCTAATAGCTGCCAGGAATCGATCGCTCCGCCGTAGTGCAATCCGCGCAACATCCCGACCGTTTCGTAGTACTCGATGCGCGCTCGGTGTACATCGCTCTCCCTGCGAATGATTCGAAGAGACTGACGTAAAGCCAGTAAGGCCTTTTCATTCATCGTCTTGCCCTCCAGGGCGTGTTGACTTCTTCGATGCCCCTCTTGCGAAGGGCATCTGAGAAATCGGTGTTGCTGGCCGGCGTTACGCGCCACCTCCGGCTGGGCGAATGCTTTCTCGGGGGACCTGAGATCCCGACAGCCGGCCACGCTTTGCTGCCGACTCTCGCTTGCGGTGCTCGAAGCTGCACACCCGGGGCGAGGCGTCCCCTGAATCCCGTTCTGCCTGTCGGCAAGGCCTTGGCTCGCTGTGGCCTGTTCTGTCGTCACGATGTTCTGTGTCGATGAGATAAAAATTACCAGTGGCATTTAAGTAATGTCAATGCTGATGGTAATAAAATTTTCCAACGCTCATCAGGCACAGGTTGAATGGGTGAGGTGGTGGGTATACTGTATTTATATACAGCTAACGGGAGGTGCTTATGGCTAAGCAACAGAAGAAGCAGCAGGTGGTGAAACCGCTGACGGCAGCCGAACGGCTGGGCCTGCGCGTTTCAGAGATGATCAATTCACCGAAGGCTCAGGATCTGAGGATGGTGACAATTCACCGGCTGGACACGGATTCCGATGAAGCCTGGGAGGGAGTGATGGGAGTACTTGCCGAGACGGACGGTCTTGAGCTGATCTTTAACGATGACGGTACCGTCACTCTTAAGTGGGAGAAGCAGGAGAGGGAGGAGGAGGCCTGGTAGGCTGGATACGAAAAGCCCCGCGTGGGGCGGGGCTTGTTAAGCAAGGCGCGTATCAGTGCTTCCTACGTCTGAGTACCGACCACCAGAATACCCAGCCCATGATGCTGAGGTTGTTCTCGCGCATCTGGTCCTTGGTGTACTCCTCGTCTGGGTATTCGTCACGGTTAAAACTGCGTAGGCGGATGCCACCACCAGGCAATCGGTAGACGAACTTCACCCGTAGCATGTCATCGTGTTTCAACGCATAAATCTCGCCATCGATTATCGTATGGGCGGATAGGTCAACCCCGATGATGGCGCCATCGGCAATCAGAGGCTCCATGCTGTTGCCACTGACATTCACGCAGACCGAATGTTTTGGATCCACCCCCGACTCGCGCAGACCAGCCTTCGCGAACCTGATTTTTTGCTTGGCCTGCTCACGGTCGGGATAGCGACCGTCCCCCGCGGCGATTTGGATCTCGTCGAAGTACGGTATTTCAACCTCATCCGGGTCGAGCGGGTCCCCCACCTCGAAACTGGACATGGGCGTAAGTTCGCCCTCTGTCTCCGCTTTAGGCGCCGGCCGGAGAGTCTTCGCCATATCCGTTATTTCGTCCGCTAGGCGCGGACTGAACTCCCGAACATGAACCTGGAGAATTTCTGCGAATGCCGCCGCTGCCTGGGCGTTCAAAGGGTTCACGCCATTCAGGTAGTGGCTAACGGAGCTTTGGTTGATCCCAAGGAGGTGGGCGAGCTTCTCCTGCGTTAGACCGAGGTCACGCTTTCTGCTGTTGAAGATGGCCTTCAGTTGAAGGCACTCGTCTTTTCTGTCTGGTGGAAGAGGTTTTTTGCTCATCTTCGAATCGTATTCCCACAGGTAATATTTCAGCAAATGCCTATAGCATTGAAATGTTTAAATGCCACAGGTAATATTCTGGTGTGAGGAACACTTTGGAGAGCGGTCATGAACCGAGTACACATCAAGACATTTGCCTCCGAGCACGGGCAGTCCAGGGCTGCGGCGCTACTCGGCATCACTCAAGGGGCACTCAGCAAGGCTTTGCGTGTTGGTCGTGACATCTACGTCACCGCGCATGCTGATGGGACTTTCACTGCCGAGGAGGTGCGCACCTTTCCGGCCCAGAAGGTGCGCTTCGTTTCTTGACATGGACTGGTTCGTAGCAGGCGTGACTGCTGCAAGTAGATGCGTCAGCCAGCGCTTGGCGCAGGAGAACCAGGGCCTATGGGAACCGAGAACAGGGCTGACATGCAGTTCACCGTGACGATCAATCAAGCGAAAGCGCTCGAGTGGGGGCTGAACTCGCAGCAGGCGCTGCTGTTCGCCTTCGTCTACGAGTGCCCGAGTTGGGCGCGCCTGGTTCAGACGCCCGCAGGTGATTTCTACGCCCTGAGCAAAGCGAAGATCCTCGAGGAGTTGCCGCTGCTGACGGACAAGCCGGACACGGCGTACCGCTTGCTGAAGCAGATCGCTGCGGCCGGTGTGATCGATCTGTCGAGCACAGCAACCATCACACTCGTGCGGCTCACTGCGAAGGGGCAGGAGTGGAATCGGAAACTGGACGGGTCGGAAAAATATCCGACCCAGGTCGGAGAAAAATCCGAGGTCGGAAATTCTTCCGAGGTCGGAGAAAAATCCGATGCAGGCAGTTCGGAAAAATCTCCGACCAAGATCGGAAAAAAATCCGGGGTAGGTCGGAAAAAAATCCGTTCAGGGTCGGAAAAATCTCCGACAAATCAGGTAACCAGTAATCAGGTAACCAGTAATCAGGGTACCAATCAGGATATTGCCGGGGAGGCTGCGCCGGCCCCGGGCGGGGAATTCGTCGGCGCCGAGCAAGAGCCCGGGCCGCGCTGCCAGATACCGGCCGACATGCCAGGCCCGAAAGACCCGAACTGCAAGGCGTACCGCACATGGGCCAACTACGCCATGGCCTATCGCACTCGATACACCGCTTGGCCGGTTTGGAACGCATCGGTTGCCGGCAAGCTTTCGAAGCTGATCGATCGTGTGGGCCAGGCCGACGCGCCAAAGGTGGCCGCGTTCTACGTCAAGTGCATCCACGATGCTCGACTGATTGCTCAGCACCATCCCCTCGGCCTGTTGCTGGCGAACGCTGAGGGCTACCACACGATGTGGTTGACCAATCGCCCGACCACCGGAACGCAGGCACGCCAGCAGGAGAACACCGCATCGAACTTGTCCGCCGCTGAGCAGGCCCTGGCCGAGCAGAGAGCGAGGAGGGCTGCCCATGCTGACGCCTGAGCAACAAGACGAACTGCTGCTTTCCCTTTTCGGCACCGCCGAGGCAATGGGTCAGCAACTCACGCCGGCCGCTGCCCAACTCATGGTTCAAGACCTGGCTGCCTACGAAGAGCCAGTGCTGACCGCCGCATTGCAGGCCGTTCGCCGGGAGGGCGGACGATTCACGGTTGCCGCTGTACTCCGGCATGTCGAGTCCGCCGACGGTCGGCCCGAGCCGAACGAGGCCTGGGCGATCGCCCTACAGAGCTTCGACGAGGCTGAAACGGTGCTTATGACGCCGGAAATCCAGCAGGCGGCTGTGGTAGCCGCACCGCTCATGAAGGGGCGTGGTGACCGGGTGGGCGCGCGCATGGCGTTCATTGCCGCCTACGAGCGCCTGCTCACTCGTGCCAGGCAGCAGGCGCTGCCCGCCAGGTGGTCGCTGTCGTTGGGCAGCGATGCGGGCCGCCGAGCTGCTGCGATCGAGGAAGCGGAACGCCTGGGGCGTCTGCCGGCGCCGGCAGCGCAGTTGCTGCTCGAACAGCACGTACTCGAGCCAGTTACGCCGGCCGGCAGCGCAATCGCCGGGCTTCTGACTGGACCCTCCGACCGGCTACTGGCACTGACGAATGACCCACTGACCCGCAAAGCCCTTGCGAGGGAGGCTGCTGGTGGGGGGGATGTGCCAGACGACTTTCGCCGGCGGCTTGAAGACATCAAGAAGCGCTTGGTCCGCAGGGAAAAGGCGAAGGTCCGACTGCGTGATCGCCACCTGCGCCACGAGCGCGAAGACATGGACCGTCGGCGCGCCGCGGTTCTTCAAACCATCGATCAGCTACAGAGCCAGGAGGTTCAACATGGCTGAAGCACTATCAACCCAGGCGCCGGCCAAGAGCGCGGCGGCGAAGAGGAAGCGCGCCGGGCGGCCGATCTACCTGGAGTTCAAGCGCATGGTCGACCCGGACACCGGCGAGGTTCGCCTGGCCCTGGTCGCCGACAGCGGCATCGACAAGTTTCTGCTCAAGGAGCGCGGGTATAGAGCCGGCGCAAAGGTGCGCGCAGAGTTGAAGCAACCGCGGGACGTTCGTAAGCACCGCCTGGTTCACAGGTTGGGCCAACTGGTCGCGCGCAATGTGGATGGGTTCCAGGGGATGGATGCGCACTCGGTGATCAAGAAGCTACAGGGAGACGCAGGGGTTTGCTGTAGCTCGGAGTATTTCGACCTGGGCGGGCTGGGGCGCGTGTCGCGCCTGGTGCCGGAGTCGTTGGCGTTCGACGAAATGCCCGAGGAGCGGTTCCTTGAGTTCTGGCGAGGCATCTGCCAGCACCTGATCGAGCACTACTGGACGGGCATGAGCGAAGAGCAGATCGGCGACATGATCAACATGATGCCCGAGGAGATGGTGTGATGCTGGTCGCCGCGAAGAAGCCTCGCAAGAAGACGTGCAAGGCGTGCCGGGAGGTATTCACTCCAGAGCGATCACTACAGTCAGTGTGCAGTCCGAAGTGCGGATTGGCGTTGGCGGCTGCCAAGCGAGAGAGAGAGCGGAAGTCTCTGGCGAAGATAGAGCGCCGCGAGATCCGTGCGGCCAAGGAACGCTTCAAGACCCGTTCGGACCATATGCGTGAGGCGCAGGCCGCTTTCAACGAGTGGATTCGCCTACGCGACGCCGACAAGCCATGTATCAGCTGCGATTCCACGGCCTGTGACACAGGGCTGATCACCGGCAGTCGCTGGGATGCAGGGCATTACCGCTCCGTCGGTGCTTGTCAGGCTCTGCGCTTCGAGCCGCTGAACGTGCATCGGCAGTGCGTGCGCTGCAACAGGGACATGTCCGGCAACGCGGTGGAGTACCGCATTCGCTTGGTCCAGCGCATCGGCGCCGAGAAAGTCGAATGGCTAGAGGGGCCGCACGAGCCCCGGCGGTTTCCTATCGATGAACTGAAGGAGATCAAGGCCAAGTATCGAGCGCTGTCTCGGGAGCTGAAGCGCAAGATGGGGAGGGGAGTAGGGCATGGCTGACCCTCGGTTCAAGGAGTGGCTGCAGGAGCAGTGGCGCATTCTGCGTCAACACGGGCTCATCGCTGAAGGGGAGAGCAGATGAAGAAATCTTCGACCCAGGTTGTACTCGACGCAGTTCGGGAACTGCACAGCCAGCAGCAGATCGTCACTCGCCAGACCCTGGTCGAACTCACGGGGTTGAAGCCCGGCGTTGTCGATGACCGCCTGTCCGTCCTGGTGGACGACTTGCTGGTGCTGCGCGTCGAGCGCGGAGTGTTCGTACCGGCACCGCAGTTCGATCCGCCCAGGCCGATCACTATCACGCAGATACCAGGTGGCTGGGCGAAGGTCGAGATCAGCGATGATCACGTCATTACGCTTACGCCAGCGGAGAAGCGGATGCTCGGTGAACTTCTGGCGGGTGCGGCTCAGCAGTTCGCAGCGATCGATATCGGGCATTCGAACCAGATACTGGCCGCAGAGCTGGCGATCAAGATACGGAAGCTGGAAAGAGAAGTGGCAGCATTGCGCGCAGACAGGACCGATGGCGGGCAACTCGCCTTAGCCATGAGTGATGTCGCTGCTGTGCAATAGACTCAGCATAGGGCGACGATATCACCAGCGGCCACTCGCTCAGACAGAGCCGTCAACCTGCCGATTCCTTCCTGCAGGAATCGGCTCAGTTGCTCAATGCACTCGTGCTGATCCTGAGTGAGGTGAAACTCCGACTCCATGGCTGCCATCAAGTCCAGGCAGCACTGATTGAGGAAACCTACCTCTAGCAGTTCTGCCCGTAATCGACGCCTCAGTATCTCGTCCATTCCAACGTCCATCTACTTCGCATAAGCAGGTGGGGACCGTAGCAAAAACGAGATGCCTGTCACAATTATCAGAACGATTAGGGTTTTCGCCAACCTGTATGATCCCCCTGTAAGGTTCGACCCATCCCCTCTGGCCCGGACAATTCCGGGTCATGACTCAGAAGCCCAGCACCAAACCGAAGAAGGCCCCGGTAGCGAAGAAGCGCGCTACTGGGGCTTCCGCACGTCCCCCAGCCAAGACCGCAGCGAAACGGCCACCGGGTCGCCCGAGCAGGTATACGCCCACTGTCGGCCTGGCTGTCTGTACCGCGCTTGCCGAGGGCATGAGCCTGCGGAAGGTATGCCAGTTACCGGGTATGCCGGCGATGTCCACGTTCCTCCGGTGGCTGGCCGACGAGCAGCATGCAGATTTGCGAGAGCAGTACGCGCGTGCGCGCGAGGCACAGGCCGACACGCTCGCCGAGGAGATCCTGCAGATCGCTGACGACGGCTCGAACGACACATACACGGACGATGAAGGCCGCACGCATGTCGACTACGACCATATCTCCAGGTCGAAGCTGCGCGTAGATGCTCGAAAGTGGTTGGCGTCGAAGATGGCGCCCAAGAAGTATGGCGACCGCATCACCAACGAGCACACTGGCGCGAATGGTGGCGCCATAGAGGTCAAGAGCACAGTCACCTTCGTGCAGCCCAAGCCACGAGGTGACGACGAGTGACCACCTTCGTCGCTGCGCCTCTCAACCTGAACATCACGCTCCCCTTCAAACTGGCGCCACTGTACGAGGCGCGCCGGTACAAGGTCATGCGTGGTGGGCGCGGCGGCGGTAAGTCCCATGGCGTGGCCCAGGTGCTGCTCGACATGGGCGCGCGCAACCCCCTGCGCATCCTCTGCGCGCGGGAAATCCAGAAGTCTATGCGCGACTCGGTTCACCGGCTGCTGCGCGACTACATCGTCAAGCTCGGCCTGACCGAGTTCTACGAGGTGCTGGACACCGAGATTCGTGGACGCAACGGCACGCTGTTCCTGTTCTCCGGACTGCAAGGGCACACCGTCGATTCCATCAAGTCCTTTGAGGGCGTGGACATCGTATGGGTGGAAGAAGCCCAGGGCGTGTGCAAGAAGTCCTGGGATGTGCTGATCCCGACCATCCGCAAGGACGGATCGGAGATATGGCTGACGCTCAACCCGGCGATGGACACCGACGACACCTACGTGCGGTTCTGCGCCGCGCCGGATGACGACGTGTGGCTCTGCGAAATCAACTGGCGCGACAACCCGTGGTTCCCTGATGTCCTCAACCAGGAGCGCCTGCGCGCCAAGCGCTCCATGTCGCAGGAGGACTACGAGCACATATGGGAAGGCAAGCCGCGCACCGTGGCCGAGGGTGCCATCTACCGCCATGAAATCCTGGACCTGATGGAAAGCGGGCGCGTTCGCCCGGTGCCATACGACCCTCTGCTACCCGTCCACACGGTATGGGACTTGGGCTGGAACGACGCCATGACCATCGGCTTTGTCCAGCGCGGGCCGATGGACGTGCGAATCATCGACTACATCGAGGACAGCCATCGCACGCTGGATTGGTACGTGGCGCAGATCGAGAAACGCCCGTATCGCTGGGGCATCGACTACCTGCCGCACGACGGTCGTACCCGCAACTACCAGACCGGCAAGAGCACCGAGGAACAGCTACAGGCGATGGGCCGCAAGGTCCACGTCCTGGCCGCCACCAGCATAGAGGAAGGCATCAAGGCCGTGCGCATGCTGTTCCCGCGCTGCTACTTCGACAAGGACAAGACCGGGCGTCTGGTGGAGTGCCTGAAGCGCTACCGCCGCGCCCTGCACCAGCATACCGGAGAGGCCATGGCTCCCCTGCACGACGAATACAGCCACGGCTCCGACATGTTCCGCTACGTCGGCCAGGCCGTGGAAATCATGCCCAACGAAATGGAACGCACCTACGAGGAAGCGGAAGCGCCTGACTGGCGACTGTGAGGACACGACATGCAGATCACTGAGAATGACCGCCAGTACATGAATGGCCTGCCACCGGCCGGCGACACGCCGCTGACCGTGGACGAGTACGCCGACATCAACTACGAAATCGAGGACCAGCCCGCGTGGCGCGCCGTCGCCGACAAGGAAATGGATTACGCGGACGGGAACCAGCTCGACACCGACCTGCTGCGTCGCCAGCAGGCACTGGGCATCCCGCCCGCGGTAGAAGACCTGATTGGCCCGGCCCTGCTGTCCCTGCAAGGCTACGAGGCCGTCACTCGCACAGACTGGCGCGTGACGCCGAACGGTGACGTGGGTGGCCAGGACGTGGCCGACGCCCTGAACTACCGGCTGAACACGGCAGAGCGCCAGTCTGGTGCCGACCGCGCATGCTCCGAAGCGTTCCGGCCGCAGATCGCGTGCGGTATCGGCTGGGTAGAAGTCAGCCGCGAGTCGGACCCGTTCAAGTTCCCGTACCGCTGCCGGCCTATCCGCCGCGACGAAATTCACTGGGACATGAAGTGCGGCGACGACTGGGAGGCCTGCCGCTTCCTGCGCCGGCAGCGCTGGCTGTCACCTGATCGCATTGCCCTGGTGTTCCCGGAGCATGCCGAGCTGATCCGCATGGTAGGTAAGTACGGCAGCACCTGGTGGGGCCAGCCCGATCTCGGAATGATGGAAGGCGGCACATCCACCGGTCTACACAACGCATGGAACGAGGCGCGGGCCTGGACCGTGCAGGAGGACCGCTGGTACAACCCAAGCAGCAAGGAAATCTGCCTGGTGGAACTCTGGTATCGCCGCTGGGTGCAGGTCCACGTCCTGAAATCGCCCGATGGCCGAGTCGTCGAGTACGACCCGAACAACCTGGCGCACAACATCGCGCTGGCGTCCGGCCGCATTTCACCGAAGAAGGTGACGGTATCCCGCGTGCGCCGCTCCTACTGGCTCGGGCCGCACTGCCTGCACGATGGGCCAAGCCCATACACACATCGCCACTTCCCCTACGTCCCGTTCTTCGGTTTCCGCGAGGATGCCACCGGAATTCCATACGGGTACGTGCGCGGCATGAAGTACGCCCAGGACAGCCTGAATAGCGGTATGTCCAAGCTCCGCTGGGGCATGAGCGTCACTCGAGTGGAGCGTACCAAGGGCGCGGTGGACATGACCGACGCCCAACTACGCCGGCAGATCGCACGTCCGGATGCCGACATCGTGCTGAACGCTGAGCACTTCGCAAGCAACAGGGGCGCTCGCTTCGAGGTAAAGCGCGACTACACCCTGACCGACCAGCATTTCCAGATGCTCCAGGACAACCGCGCCACCATCGAGCGCGTAAGCAACATCACGGCCGGTTTCCAAGGGCGCAAAGGCACGGCCACTAGCGGCATCCAGGAACAGCAGCAGATCGAGCAGAGCAACCAGTCAATTGGCCGGATCATGGACAACTTCCGCGCCGGCCGGACCCTGGTGGGCGAACTGCTGCTGGCAATGATCGTCGAGGACATCGGCCAGGAGCGCACTGAGGTTGTTATCGAAGGCGATGCCGTGACCGCCGATCGTGTCGTGGTGCTCAACGAGCCGCAGCGCGATCCGCAGACCGGCGCCGCCTACCTGTCCAATGATCTGCTGCGCACTCGGATCAAGGTCGCCCTCGAGGACGTTCCCAGCACCAACAGCTACCGCGGCCAGCAGCTCAATGCGATGTCCGAGGCCGTCAAGAGCATGCCGCCGCAGTACCAGGCCGCTGTCCTGCCGTTCCTGGTCAGCCTCATGGACGTGCCGTTCAAGCGCGACGTGGTGGAGGCCATCCGAGCCGTTGATCAACAGCAGACCCCGGAGCAGATCCAGCAGCAGATCGACCAGGCCGTGCAGGACGCCCTGGCCAAGGCCGGAAACGACATCAAGCTGCGCGAACTGGAGATCAAGGAGCGCAAGGCGGATAGCGAAATCAGTGGGCTGAACGCCAAGGCAGTGCAGATCGGGGTGCAGGCCGCATTCAGTGCCATGCAGGCCGGCGCCCAGATTGCGCAGATGCCGATGATCGCGCCGATCGCCGACGCCGTGATGCAGAGCGCTGGATACCAGCGCACGAACCCTGCTGGTGACGACCCGAATTACCCCGTAGCCGACCAGACGGCGGCAATGAACATCAAGTCGCCCTACATCCAAGGGCAGGGGCCGGCAGCGGCAGAAGCTGAGGCCGAGGAGGCTCCAGTACGCAGGAACACCAGCCCGACATATCCGCCGGTGCCGGCCGATGCCCCGACCGGCCAGCGCGGAATAGAAACGCCGAGTACTGCTGACAACCTGCCGCAGGGTTCTTGACGTAGCGAAGTTCGAACCAACCACACGAGGAGCAACATATGACCATCATCAAGCCCACTGTGGGCCGCATCGTCCACTACTACCCAACTGCCGATGACCAGGGCGCGAAGCCTGTCGATGGCCTGCCGCTGCCTGCATTCATCGCGCACGTATGGTCTGACACCTGCGTCAACCTGGCGTACTTCGATGCCAACGGCCTGCCGTACAACAAGACCAGCGTGCTGCTGGTGCAGGAAGGGGCGCAGCGCCCGGTTGCCGGCTTCGCCGAGTGGATGCCGTACCAGAAGGGCCAGGCAGCGAAGACCGAGGCAATACAGCGCGAGGCAGTGGATGCGCTGCTGCAGGTGCGCGTCCCGATCCTCGATCAGATCACCGAACTGTGCTGGGCCATCGAGAAGTGCGGCGCCTCGCCCGAGCTGACCGACGCGGTGACCAAGGCCAGCGCGTTGCGCGAGCCGATCAGTGAACTGGTTCGCCAGGCGCTGGTGCTGGGCATCGGTGAGGGTATCGTGGGCGTCAGCTACTCCAGCAACGCGCCGAAGCACTACGACCGTTGCCTGCGTCCTGTGGCGCACTGCGATGGTCACGAGGACCAGTCCGAGCCGCCCGAACATGGCGTGACGGGTGGCAGCGCGTCGCAACAGCCGTCACCTTTTGCTGGTGACGTCACCGTGATGTCACGGGCTGTAACCGACGCGTCGCTCGCTCCTGCGGTCTCCTTGCTGCTGGCTAGCGCCGACTGCTGCGACACCAACGCTGCGGTGCGTGACGACAGTGAGCAGGTCGAGCAAGATCGTGCCAACGCGGCCAACTACCGCTTGGCCGCCAGCTTGCTGCAGCCCTGACACACCACCGCTCCACCTCTCCAACCTGAAACCCTACCGGGCTACCCCCTGTAGGGTTTCGTTCTTCCTGCACCTGTCTCCGACACTGCCGCCCAAGCCATGGCGTCTCCGAACGCCGGCGAGACGCGGAGTAATCCGCATTGCTGATGACCCTTGCGGCCACGGCGATATGTGGCGGGATAGGCATGAAAAAAGACGAGCTTTTCCAAGAGATAGACTGCGGACGGCCGACACCTGAACAGGCTGCCAGGATGATTGAACTGGCAATGGGCGATACCAGCAGTTTCATGCTGGACAGCGACGTGCCCAACGTCGCAGCCGATGCGGGTGCCGGCGATGCTGGCGAGGCCAGCGCCGATGCCGACGATCAGGCAGACAACACCCAACAGAACACCGACGCGCAGCAGGGCGCGGCTGATGACAGCGACGCTGCCAGTGGCGACCAAAAGGGCAAGACGCCCGACGCCACCGAGTTGAACGCCGACAACGCCGTGATCCTGGCCAAGGACGGCAAGCACACCATTGGCTACGAGAAGCTGGTGGAAGCGAGACAGGGAGAACAGCACTGGAAGGCACAAGCCCAGGCCGCGCAGGTAGAACTCCAACGCCTGCGGGATGAGGCAGCAGCGCGCGCCACGGCAGGCGAGGCCCCGACGTCGCAGGACAACCAACTGGCGGCGGTTCAGGCTGCCATGGATCAGGGGGTTGACCCGGCGATCTTCGGAGACTTCAGCGAGGAAGCGCTGGCCGCAGGCATCCAGAAGCTGATCGACGCGAAAGTGGAAGCGCGCGTGAGCGCACTCGTGGACCAGAAGCTGGCACCGATCCAGAAGAAGGAAGCCGAGAGCGCCGCGAGCGCCCACCTGAATGCGATCTACGAGGCCCACCCGGACGCCGACTCCATTGCGGAGAGCAAGGAGTTCGGGGACTGGGTGGCGTCCCGTCCGTCATATGAGCGCGCGAGCATCGCCAAGGTGCTGGAAGACGGCACCGCGGCCGATGTCATCGAACTGTTCGGTTCGTTCAAGTCCGCCACCGGAAACGCTCAGCAGTCGCAGCAGCAGCCGAACGCGCAAGACGCGAAGGCTGCGGCCCAGGCTGCCATCAACAAAGCCAAGACCGAACCGCCGGCCAGTCTCTCGGATATCCCGGGCGGCAAGCCTCCGGCTGGCAACCGATTCGAGGCCATCGCCGCAATGGATCCGGCATCCATGTCGGACGCCCTGCGCGGCATGAGCCCCGATCAGGTCGAGGCATTCCTGAACCGGAACATGTAAGGGAGCTACCCCATGACCGCAAGCAAAACCACCATGCGTTACGGTGATCCGAACGCGATGATCCAACAGGCCGCCGGCTTGTTCGCGCTCTGCCAGGGCCGCAACTCGACCCTGAACCGCCTGACCGGCAAGATGCCGAGCGGCACCAGCGACGCCGAGAAAAAGACCAAGGGCCAGTCGAGCCTGGAACTTCCCATCGTCCAGGCCCAGGATCTGGGCCGCAACAAGGGCGACGAGGTGCGTTTCCACTTCGTGCAGCCGGCGAACGCCTTCCCGATCATGGGTAGCGAGTACGCCGAGGGCAAGGGCACTGGCCTGAAGATCGGCAGCGACCAACTGCGCGTCAACCAAGCCCGATTCCCGGTGGACCTGGGCGATGTGATGTCGCAGATTCGCAACCCCTACGACCTGCGCCGCCTCGGCCGTCCGAAGGCGAAGTGGTTCATGGACGCCTACCTGGACCAGTCCATGCTGGTTCACCTGGCCGGCGCCCGTGGTAACCACTACAACAAGGAGTGGTGCCTCCCGCTGGAGACGCATCCGAAGCTGGCTGACATGCTGGTCAACCGCATCAAGGCGCCGACCAAGAACCGTCACTTCGTGGCCAGCGCCGATGCCATCACTGGCGTTGCGCCGAATGCGGGGGAGTACAACATCACCACCGCCGACGTGCTGGACGTGGATGTGGTCGACTCCATCGCCACCTACATGGACCAGATCGAGCTGCCGCCGCCGCCCGTGAAGTTCGAGGGCGACGAGGCCGCCGAGGATTCGCCGATCCGCGTCCTGCTGTGCTCGCCGGCCCAGTACAACAGCTTCGCCAAGCAGGAGAAGTTCCGTAGTTGGCAGGCTGCTGCACTGGCGCGCGCGTCGAACGCCAAGCAGCACCCGATCTTCCGCGTCGATGCGGGCCTGTGGTCCAACACCCTCATCATCAAGATGCCGAAGCCGATCCGCTTCTACGCGGGCGACACCATCAAGTATTGCGCCGCATACAACTCGGAAGCTGAGTCGAGCGCCGTGGTGCCGGATAGCTTCGGCAATCAGTACGCGGTGGACCGCGCCCTGCTGCTGGGCGGCCAGGCTCTGGCGCAAGCCTGGGCGGCTTCCGAGCACTCCGGCATGCCGTTCTTCTGGTCCGAGAAGGACATGGACCACGGCGACAAGCTGGAACTGCTGATCGGCGCGATCCTCGGCTGCTCCAAGATTCGTTTCGCCATCGAGGCGACCAACGGCCTGGAGTACACCGACCACGGCGTGATGGCGATCGACACCGCCGTCAAGATCATCGGCCCCCGCAAGTAAGCGACAAGGGTCGGTGATCCCGGCCCTTTCCTTCGTCCAGATTGAAAGGAGGCCCGTTATGGCCCAGTACAAGACCATCCCGCTCGGCGGCCAGTTCGGCGGTTTCACGCCGTATGGCAACCTGACCACCCTGCGTTACCAGCTCGCGACCAATGCGGCCGGCGTTCTGCTCAACAGCAATGCCGCCGCCGCGCTGGCGGTGGGCGACGTCGTGGCGTTCGAGTTCCCGTTGCCCGCCGGCTTCGTCGCCGAAGACCTGCAACTGGTGATTTCCGACCACTTCGGTGCCGGCGTGACCGCTGACGTGGGCTTTGCCTACGCCGACAGCGTGGACGACGCGACCTATCCGCAGGACGCCGCATATTTTGGCGCTGGCCTGCTGCTGTCGGCCGCTGCGCGCCTGCGCACCAGTTCCAACAAGGCGCTGTTCGCGCTGCCCAAGGACGCCAACCTGGTTATCACCATCAAAGGCGCTGCCGTCGCGGAGGCGGGCAGGCTCCAGGTGATCGTCCACGGCGAACGCCTCGGCGCAGCCTAAGCGCAGCCGCCCCACGAAGGGCCGGCCCCGCGCTGGCCCTTCTGTCACGCAGGAGTAGGACACCTTCATGAAACCCATCCTCATCGCTACCATCGCCCACGCGATCAATTCCGCCTACTGTCTCGCCATCGGCGACAAGGTGGCGCCACCGTTTGCCGAGTGCCCGGAAGACATGCAGCGCGGCATCCTGGCCGGCGTGCAACTCCACCTGGACAACCCAGACACCACCCCCGAGCAGTCCCATGAGTCCTGGCTGGCGGACAAGCTGGCCAACGGCTGGGTCCATGGCGAGGTCAAGGACCTCGAGGCGAAGACACATCCGTGCTGCGTTCCCTACGCCGAGTTGCCCGAGTCGCAGAAGGTCAAGGACTACCTGTTCCGCGCCGTGGTTCATGCACTCAAGGACATCCCGGACGCTGGGAGCCAGGACGCCGACGCGCGCGTGGCTGAGTTGCAAGACCAACTCAACGAGGTGCTAGGCAAGAATGCGGCCCTGGTGGCGCAGATTGCGAGCGACGGCGTGCCCATGCTGGATAACGGCGTGCCCATCAAGTGCATCGGCCCGCGGGAAAGCTTCACCGACCGTCTGTATGGCTCGGGGCTGATGTTCACCCAAGGGCAGGTGCGTAGCGTGCCCGGCGACCTGGCGCGTCGATTCCTCAACCATCGCGACCTGTTCGAGCGCTCCACCGGCCCCGCACCGGCCGGCGACGACACCAAGCAGGTGATCGCGCAGGCCCAGCAGGAGCAGAAGGAGCGCATTCGCAAGGAGGAAGACCTATCGGCCCTGCACCGGGAGGTGGACAACTTCGCCGACTTCACCAGCCTGGCGGCATTCGCCAAGGACCGCTACGGCCTGAACCTGGTCAAGCAGCACGGCTTGGCGCGCTCCCGTGATGCCGTCCACGCACGCATCGACCAGTTCGGTGGCGCGGTATGACGCTGGCCGACCTGATCCGCCGAGTTCGCACGGACGCGAATGACATGGTGGAGCCGTATTTCTGGTCGGACCAGGACGTGGCCGACTGGCTCAACGACGCAGTACGCGAAGCCGCCGTGCGCGGCAGGCTGATCCACGAGAGCCAGGCCGACGCCGTGTGCCGCATCGAGGTGGTCGCCGGAACTGCCATCTACCAGTTGCATGCGTCGCTATACGAACTGTCGCACCTTGGCTTCTACCCGGCCGATATGTCGCGCCCGACCATGCCGGTGCTGAAGTCGGCCGAGGTGCTTGATGCGGAGAGGCCCGGCTGGCGCGCCTGCACCGGCAAGCCGCTGTACGCAATCCAGCACGACACCACGCTGCGCCTGGCTCCGACCCCTGACCGCGCCGGTATCTTGCGTCTTGAAGGCTACCGCACGCCCCTGGCGGACATGACGCTGACCGACAAGGACACCGTGCAGCCGGAGATACACCCCGAACACCACCGGCACCTGGTCCAGTGGGCGCTGCATCGCGGATTCAGCATCCCCGACATGGAATCGTTTGACCCGAGCCGCGCCGCACTGGCCGAGGATGCCTTCACGGCCTACTTCGGCCAGCGGCCCGACTCCGACCTGCGGCGCATCACCCGTGAGGACGTTCCTCACCATGTAGAGGCATTCTGGCCATGAGCAAGAAGATGAGCGTGGACCTGAAGGTCGGAGAGGTACTGCTGATCGATGGTACTGCCATCCGCCTGGAGAAGAAGTCCGGGCAGGTGGCGCGCCTGCAGATCTCGGCCGACGAAGGCACCGTTATTCAAAACCCCGCAGCAGCGCGCAGGAGTGCGCTCCAAGACCTGGAGCACACCCCTGATGGCAAATACCCTCTATGACTATGCCCGCCAGCGCTTCCTGGAGGGCCAGTTCAACTGGATGACCGACACGATCAAGGTGATCCTGGTCGATACCGGCGCCTACACGCCGCAGACTGCGATCCACCAGTACCTGTCGGATATCCCGTCGTCGTCCCGGATCGCTGGCCCGGTCACTCTTACCGCGAAGACCACCACTGGCGGCGCCGCCGACGGTGCGGATGTGACGTTCACCAGTGTGTCCGGCGCGAGCATCGAGGCAATCATCATCTACAAGGACACCGGTACCGAGTCCACCAGCCCGCTGATTGCATTCATCGACACGGCTACCGGCCTGCCGATCACCCCCAACGGCGGCGACATCATCGTCACCTGGGATAACGGCACCAACAAAATCTTCAAGGTCTGAGCGCCTGCGCGCAGGAGTGCGAAATGCAAGGGCATCAACACCCGCACGAGAAGAATGCCGACTGTCACTGCGTGGCATGCCGGCCGCTTGAACGCCCCTGTGATTGTGAGGGCTGCATGAGGCTGATGAGTGGCTCGGGCAAGCCGCCAGCGCAGGGTATCGGTGTCAAGGGTATCGAGCCCAGGCCCATTGAACTGACGCCGAGCCAGGAAATGTACGTCAACTGGAAGGCTGTAGGCGCCTTGCCTCCGTTCCAGATGTTCGTTCACGAGCAGGCTCCATGTCCGCCCGACCGCTGCCAGCAGCAGTGGGCTATCGACTACGGTGTGCGCTACGGCGCCCAGGTCGGAGACAGGGTGCTGCTGGAGCGCTATGCCCAGTGGCACCAGGCGAAAGGCTACTGGCCAGACGAAACGATCCTCGGTCAACCGGTTGAAGGAGCGAATTAATGGCCGACACCATCGACCTGGACGGCGAAAAATTCGTCTCTCCATCATTCGTCACCAGTGCGACATCGCTCGACGACATCTATACCGCCTGGGTGGCCGACTTCCAAGGCTCAACGACTGCCTATAACCCTAGCTGGCCGAGCACCGATGATAGTGCGACGCTGCTACCAATCCCGCCGTTGTGGACCGGCGGGGCCGATAGGTTGGTTGTTTCAACCGAGTGCGGTGTGGAGATTGTCCCCTACCAGTTCACCTCGGCCAGTACGCACTACTCACAGGCGATCGCAGGAGTTAGCCGGTACTACTCGATCAACTGCGGGCTGCGCCTGGCGATTATCTTCCACCCGACTGGTGTCGACTCAGGTATTACCAGCTTTTCGGGCAACTATAACGCCGACCTGGCGCTATTTCGCGGCACGCATAACCGATCCAGTGAAAACGTCCAATTCGTGGCGCGTGTCGTTCCGGGCAGGCAAATTGATGTGGCCATCAAGAACACCGCCCAAACTGCTGGACTCCCCATCAAGCTGGTGGTCCTCAACGGCACCACTGTGGTGTCTTCCACCGACCTGACTACGATCGTTCAGGGTGGTGTCACACTGGTGACATGCTCCATCTACGGTGGAACCGTCTCGGGCACCGTCGTGGACCAGGCTGGCCAGCCTGCTACCCGCATCGTCCATGTTCACGAGCGCGAAACAGGGTCGGTGATCGGTAGAGGACGCAGCGACTCATCAGGTCTGTTCGAAATTCCGGTCATCGCGAAGGTGGGTACCACCATGTACGTAGTCGGCCTGGACGATGAGAACTCGCCGCTGATCAACGCTGTGATCGCCGATCGCATCGTGCTGGAGTAGCTATGACCACGGGCGTAGAGCTGCGTTTTGACGCAGTACCCAGCGGCTACGTCCCCTCCAGCAGTCGCAACGTCACGCTGGGTGGCGGCCCGCCGGCGAACCTTCCCGAAGGAACCATCGGAGCTTGGGGCATTCAGCCACCGCTGCTCTCGCGCGATGCCCGGGTAGTGCGGACAATCCTTCCGGACCCGCACGCATCGGCGGATCTCGACTTCTCTACCGTTGACCCCGGCTACGTGCCGCCAGCGTCCAATGCTGTGCTGCTTCAGTGGGGTGAGTTGCCGCCGGTAGAGGGCCAAACGGTTTTCCCGGGCGGATTCAGCGATTCCATGGTACCGCCACCGGCGATCCGTACTCAGTATCGCTTTGTGTTGCCTGTAGGATCGTCGCACCAAGTGTTCGGCGCCGCCAAGGCTTGGAAGTACAGCACGTTCGTTTCGGCCTACGGCTTCAATTCGAACGTCATCGGATCCCACAACGCACAGAACAAGCACCGAACGGTTCAGCCGACCGGATTTGTCGCCTACCAAAGCGGGCAGGCGAACATCATCAACCGAAACCGCTATGTGGCGGCCGGCAACATTGCGCCGCCGCCGTGGGGCGCGAATCCCACGGTTTGGCTGTACACCCGCTATCTGAAGCCTGGCGGCCTACTGGCGACCGCGATCCCGGATGTCCACCGCATCAGCCACGAACGCCAGTTCGTGCAGCTCAATGCTGGTGTTCCAGCGCCAGGCATGGGGACGGCATGGGTCAGTCAGGGAACGCGCGTTCTGGAGCCCATTGGCACGTTTCTGGATGCCGTGGCCAGACCTATGGTCGGCGGCACGCGCTTCTTGGAGCCGCCAGGCTGGGATTCCTCGGCATTCGGCACGCGGATCATTCCCGAGTCGCAGACGGTCGCGCCTCAAGGCTTCGCCGAGTTGTGGGGGCAGCAGGCGATCAACAACTGGCTCACCTTTGCCGAGCCGGCCGGATTCCAGAGCACCGTCCAGGAAGAATACCGCTGGGGCCGCGCAGACGTGTGGAACCTGCGCCAGTACGTGGTCCAGGAGTACGACCCGGACAGCGAGTTGAACCCGCCACCCTGGTCGCAGTGGACGCTGGTGGAGAACCGAAACCGTCAAGTGGGCACCATCGGCGTGCCTTCGCCGCCGGCCGGCTTCCCGCAGATCGACAACAATGCCAGGCCGATCTTGCCAGGCGGCGTGGCGCCGCCGCAGATCACCACTGCAGCCATGATTGCCTACGGCCGCCGTTACCTGCCGCTGGAAGGCATCGAACCGCCGCCGATCCTGAATTGGCATGCCGTCTACAACGGCGCGAGGGTGTTGGTGCCGACCGGGAATGCTCAAAGCGCTTTCGGTGTGGCGAGACTGGAGAACACGCGGCGTTACTTCGACCGCATCGGCGGCTTCGACTCGGTGGATATCGGCATCGCGTTCATCGATTTCGCCATTCGCGGTATCAGCATCGAGCCGCGCTACAGCATCGAGCCGCCGGATATCAAGTTGCCCGAGGTCAAGCTGTACACGCGCTATGTCGATCCGGCAAGCAACGACATGCTGAACATGGGCCTGGCGGCTCTGTCGATCCACTTCAACGCGATCGGGCCGAGGTGGGCGCACAAAGACCTGTTCGGCGATCCGCGCATCCACAACGTGACGCCGGAGGTCGCGACCTTCGGGGCGAACGCCGAGGAATTCGGTTCGGCCTTCGTGCGCCTGCAATGGCGTCCGGTGGCGCCGGACGGCAGCAACATGCAGTTGTTCGGCCAGGCAAAGATCGCCGACCGCAAGCAGACCATCACGGTTCCAGGCACCAACCTGCTCAGGATGGGCGACAAGCTGGTGGTGACCAAGACCGGCGCGCCGCCGTACTCGCCGCAGAACATCATGGTTGATCAGGCGGTTAACACCGGAGCGGTGCTCGGAAAGCCCGGTCTGAATCAGTACGTCCTGTACGCGACAGGCATCCGGGCGCCGGACATCGAGGAGCCAACGGTGCGCATCATGGGCGTGAACATCGACGCTGGCATCAAGGTGGACGGCTACGGCATGCCAGCCGTGAGCTTGAAGCTGCGCAAGCTGACGGTGGACGAGTGGCCCGATGCTGAAGTGTTCCAGCCATCCAAGCCGCGCATCACGCCGCACACCATCTGGGCGGTGAAGGAGGCACCCGAGCAGGCTAAGCAGAACCATCCAGCCGGTAACCTGCACTATGTAGGGGAAACGCTGGTTTATCCTCCGGGCGAGCGGTTCGGCTCGGCGCGCATCAGCACCTACTTGGGCATCCTCAAGCCATTCCCGCTGGGCGACGTGTCGAAGGTGGGTGAGCACGCGATCTACCTGAAACGTCGCTACCTAGAGCCGCGGGGTCTGCAGGCGTATCGCATGGGGTGGGCGATCGTGGGTGATGGCACCCAGTTCGTGGCGCAGTTCGCCGGTGCTGATTCGATGTCACTGGGGGCGCCTGCTGTAGCCCGTGGCCCCTACTACGGCCCGCAAACGGTTCGGCCTGCTGGTCTGCTGGCCCCTGGCCCAGGTGGGGCGACATGGGTATCGCTGCTGGATCGTCGACTCCAGATGACCGGACTCTCGTCGCTGGCTATGGGGTATTCGCGTGGAGAGGGTCCGTACCAGTGGCAGTCGCTGCATGTTGGGCCGCCGATGCCGACCATTCCAAGCGGTACCGACACATCAGCATTCGGCACAGCCTGGGTTTCGCTGCGGGTACGAGGGGTTGAGCCGGACGGCTGGGAGTCGTTCATCTGCGAATACGACCCGTCGCACTTCGCGGATCGCATGCGAGTCCGCAACGTCTTCATCCCACCGGGTCCAAATGCCCAGTCCGTGGCACCTGTAGGGTTGGATTCAGTGGGTGTGGGCGTGCCCAATGTGCGGCCAGGTGTCCACTACATCCGCCCTGACGGCAACGCCGATCAGTACCGCAAAGGAGCCTTCTGATGGCCACGACTTCCCTGGTGCCGCTGGCCGGCATCAACAACGTCGCCGAAGATGCCGCGCTGCAACGCGGCGGCGAGAGCCCGAGGCTCTATGTGCGTGACGCGGTGAACATAGACCTGTCGCCGGCCGGCAAGGCGCAACTGCGGGCCTCTTCGCGCCAGGTCACGGACCAGCCGTTCCGCCAACTCTGGCAAAGCCCACTGCACGGCGACGCCTTCGGCGCCCTGGGCGACCAGTGGGGAAAGGTCGATCCGCATTCATGGACGTTCGAGCCGCTCGCACAGATCGGCGAAGGGGACCTGTCCCACGAGGTGCTGAACAATCGGGTGTGCGTCGCCGGAACGGCGGGCATCTTCACCTACGATGGCGCGAAGGCCGAGCGCTTGACGCTGGACACCCCGGCGCCGCCGCTGCTGGTGGCAGGCGCCGGATCGTTGAGTCAAGGCACCTACGGCGCGGCTGTGGCGTGGCTGCGCGGCCCCCAAGAGTCGGCGCCGTCGCTGATCGCCTTCGCGGACGTGACCGATGCCGGCGCGCTGGAAGTCACCTTTCCGCTGTGCCTGGATGCCAGCGTTACCGGCGCGCGCCTCTACCTGACGCGAGCGAATGGCGGCGAGTTGCTGTTGGCCGGCGACTACCCGCTGGGCGCGGCCACGCTCATCCTGCCGACGCTACCGGAGCTGGGTCGACCGGCGCAGTTCCGCCACCTGTCGCCCATGCCCACCGGCAAGTACCTGGCGTACTGGCGCGGGCGCCTGCTGACCGCGCGCGCTAACGTGCTGCGATTCTCCGAAGCGCTGACGTACCACCTGCATGATGAGCGTTACGGGTTCGTGCAGATGCCCCAGCGCATTACCTTCCTGCAGCCGGTGGACGGCGGGATCTGGGTGGGGCAGGTTGATCACGTCGCCTTTCTCGATGGTATCGACCCGGCAAGCCTGAGCGTGTCGCGCCGTGCATCGCGGGCTCCGGTGCCTGGTAGTGCGATCCTGGTCCCCGCCGAGGCGGTAGGCACCAACGCATCACCGGATGGCTCGCCGGTCGCCGTGTGGCTGGCGGAGAACGGCTACGTCATGGGCACCAGCAGTGGCGCCATCGCCGAAGTTCATGCGGGCGTGCTCACCGGTATCACCGGCCGTGCCGGTACCTCTGTAGTGTTCGACCGCCGTCTGCTGACGGCTGTAAGCTGAATCACCCCGAATATCGGGCCTTCAATCGCTGCGCAGGAGTGCGGCATGGGACTTCGGAGAGAACCCTATGCAACGCATTAGCAGCGCTCTGCGCAAAGAACTGGCCGCCGACCTGGCCACTGGTAGCTTCGACATCACCGAAAACGGCATTGCCTTCCCGCGGCTCAGCGTACTGGCCGGTGGCGAATACTTCGGCCGCATCAACAGCGGCGAGTGGGAGAAGGAAGGTGACAACCTGATCCCCACCGAGGGCCTGGCGCACATCCTCAACATTGCGCTGGGCAGCAAGCCCAAGGTGTCGTATTTCCTGGCCCTGTTCGCCGGGACGGCAGCACCTGCTGCCAACTGGACCGCCGCCAACTTCGCCGCGGTGGCCTCGGAGATCACCAGCATGACCGAGGGTTACACCAGCGCTACCCGCCCAGCCTGGACGCCGACCGATACCGCTACCGGTTCCATCGACAACATGAACGCGGTCGCGACCGTAACCATCGCCACGGCGTCGCAACTCAACGTCAACGGCGCCGCGTTGCTGACCAACAGCACCAAGGGTGGCACCACGGGTGCGCTGGTATCGGCGTCGAAGTACGCGGCGACTCGTGTGTTCCAGAACGGCGACACCTACGATATCGGCTACCGGCTGAACCTGACTGTCTAAGCCGATGTATTCGCCGCGCCCCTACGGACGTTTCGCGGAAGACGCGGAGCTTTCCGCCGACGATGCCGCCGCTGTCGAGCGGCTGGCCAGGAACCTGACGAACTTCAAGCAGGCGTCTGACCTCGCCAACCTGAAGCGCGTTGCGGGCCTGCCCAGCGGCCGGCAGGCGGTGGCCATCGACATGGGCGGAGTGTTTCGCATCCTGGTGCTCGAGCAGCATGAGCTTCCGCAATTCCGTTTCGACGGGGTGGCACAGACCAACATCCCCATGCTGTTCTCCGGCGTCATCACCCGCGCCCAGGTGCTGACCGATGGGCAGGGCGTTGGCATAAGGTTGACCGAGCAGGCCCGGCGCCGGCTGGTGGCCTACGACCCGAAAGCGGCGCTTCCGCCGAAGGACGTGGCGTTGCAACGCTTCGTCATCAAGTACGAACCTCGTTTCCAATACTTCGAGCCGCGCGAGCAGGGCATCTACACATTCACTCAGTACGTCAAGCAGCGCCCGACCTGGTACAGCGGCGCCATGGCCGAGGTCATGCAGGTGGCTGGCGGATATGGGCGGCAGGTCATGGCCGAACTGCCAGAGGACGACCTTGAGCGCGCAAGGATGCTGATTCCTGAGCGCTACATGCACCGCATCCGCCAGGAAGTCGGCAACGTTCGGCTGCCGGCCTACACAGGCTTTCCGGACGAGCAAGGCCAGTTCAAATGTGACTACCTCGCCAGCCGCTGCAACGCCGTCGCTTTCGATGCCGGCAACAGTCCGTGGTTGCTGCAGATCAATGCGCGGGGCGTCTACGCGATGCCGCTTCCTGTGGTGCCGGCCACCACCACCGAGGCTTTCCGTGACTACGTGCTGGATGTTGGTGACGACGAGCTGCTGAAGCTTCTGGACCGCTTCGGCGGCATGCCTACTGGTGAGGGGTTCCCACAGCCGGAACAGGAGTTCGAGGCGTGGCGCCGGGCCGGCGTCATCGTCAAGGTCTGCGACACCGCCGACTTCTACAATTTCGAGGCCATGTACGCGGCGTGTGGCTGGGCGGTGAACAGCCGAGGCACCGAGGGCTTCAACACCTGCTGGACCTATGACGACGCCGGCCTGATGCAGGTCCATGCGTACAAGATGAGTCTGTCGCTGGCCCCGGCGGAGAACCAGGGGCGACTGAAGAACACCTGGAATTTCGATGATCCAGACGATGCAGCGAAACTCAACGCCTACCTGGCCCAGGTCTATGGCGCGCTGACCGATGGCACCGCCAGAGAACTGGCCATCAAGTATAAGATTCGGCGGGTGCCGGCTGGTGAGATTCTCTCGCGCGCCTCTTCGGCCAGCGGCCCGGATCTGGACTACTGGGACAGCCTGGAACTACCTCCCATCGCCACCCACCAGGGCCGAGTGTCGCGCGTCGCCAGTGGCCCTTTCTACTGGCCGTCCAAGGTCTTGAAGTCCTGCACCCGCCTGAAGTTCCCCGAACTGACGGGGCAGGGGTGCGAGTCCTTCCCGCACATCTCGCCCGACTATTCCGGCGGCGCAGTGAAGTGCGACACCATAGTCTTCGGCTGCTATGTCGAGGACCAATTGCGTGTCATCAAGTATTTCTACGACGAACGCAAGTTCCAGCAGGAAACGACAAGTACGTTCGAGCAGTACATGATCGTCGGCCAGTGGGAGAAGACCGAGACCTTCGGCCTCAGCGGGCTGATGGGGTTCTTCTACACGACCGACTTCGACGATCGGCAGGAGCAGCCGGCGGTAACGGTCCATACCAACATCGTCGGCACCGATATGGGCTACGGCAACCCGGCTTACTCCACTCCGCCGACGCTTTGGTGCGTCGGCGGCGTGAGCCGGTCCAGGTATTACATGCACCGCACCACGGTAGACACTACCGAGACGTTTACCCTGGACGTGGCGGCGCTGGTGCCGGTGTTCGAGCGCGATTGCATGCTCTACGCCTACCAGGACCATACCGGGGGACGCAGTTCCCACGAGGAAACGACGCAGGGCTCTGTGCCTGATCCCACGTCCTACGAACTCTGGTGCTACGACGACATCTGGCACTGGATGGGGCAGACGCGGAACGGGAACCGGGGCGACCCGCCATCCAAGGATGGGGTGCCTGTCTATGTCGACACGCTGGTCTACAGCCCCACCGAAATCAGCGACTTCGCCGAGAGTGGCAACTGGCTGAACCTGCCACCTGGCGGGTTTCTGGATGTCACTGGCATCTGTGGGCCGTACACCTACCGCAACTCCGTCCACAACGCCAACGGCGTCATCATCGGCGGCGAGGCGCCAGGCTTCGATCCGTACCGGAAGGACACCCAGTACCCCAACGAGAGTAGCGGGCGCCTGAGTGTGTGCCTGTCCGTGGCCGGCGCTGTTCAGGTCAACAAGGACATGCCGCACTCGTGGTACTGGGGCTTCTCGCCCGAGAACGACTTTTACTTCTACCGCGACGCCGTGCATGTCGCCATCGGCGACGCCCGGTACGCCAGCATCTACGAGACGGGCCAGGATGGACTGCGCCGCCGCTGGGGGCATACCGCACTTGCCGATCACAAGGCGGCCCACCACTTCATAGGGGTTATCAATGAGTGACTACCGCGACGATTCCAACGACACGGCGGTAATCAGCGACTCGGCCTGGATCGGCCTGACCGCGATCAGCGAGGGAACCGCCAGGATCAGCGAGACGGTGCTGTTCGGCCTGCTGGTGCTGCATACCGACACCGCGGTGGCTTCCGACGAGGCAATTGACCGTCCGGGGCACCTCCTGGCGGACCAAGCACACGCCAGCGACGAGGTGACCGACCAGTTGCGCGCCAGGGTGCTGGTGGTTGAAACGGCTACGGCGGGTGATCGCGTCACCGGCACGCTGCGCGTGCTGTATACCGATGGTGCAGTGGTCTCCGATGCCGTGATAGAGCGCGTTCGCAGCCTGGCCGTGGACAACGCCCACCTGAGCGACGAGGCGCTGGGCACCCGCCACACCTTCACGCTGGTGGTCGATTCCGCGCGCATCAGCGACAGCACGGGCCAGGTCGCTGCCGCGCTGTTCGAAGACAGCGCCCTGGCGAGCGACGAGGCTTTCGGCAGGCTGCATGCTCGCGTGTTGCTGACGGACACCGCCGCGCTATCCGACGAGGTGCTGGACGCCCATCAGGCCGTCCAGGAACTGCTGGTTGATGGCGCCCGCGTCGCCGCCATGGTACTGGACCACCTGGCCGCACGTGACCTAGTGACGGACTTCGCTCTGGTCGATGGCGAACCCGTGGGCGGCGAGCAGGACGGCGGCCTGGCTTGGACGGCCAACGTCGATAGCTGGGCCATGAGCCGCTATGCCCCGTACACCTTCAGCTCGCTGGCAGTGATCGACGGCAAGGTCTACGGTATCGCTGCGGATGGCGTCTATGCCCTGGAAGGCGGCAGCGACGCCGTGGCGGGCAGCATCACCACCGGAAAGTTGGACCTGGGGCAGGGCGCACTAGTGCATCCGCATACCGCCTACTTGGAATACGACCTGGCCGCCGGCGGCCAGGTCACCATGGACGTGACCACCACGCAAAGCGGCGCCGCCGCGACCTACAGCTACCCGCTAGAGAGCGAGCCCGCCGACGAACTGACTAACGGCCGGTTCAAGTTCGGCCGCGGCCTGCGCGGCAGGCACTTCGCCTTCACGCTGCGCTTGACGGGCCAGCGCGCCTACATCAACGACTTGAGCGTCGAATCGGCGCCGACCAACAGGAGAGTGTGAATGGGTATCGCACCGGATAGTATCCTTGGTGTAGCGGTGGACACCGTTACGGACAAGATGAACGATCTTGAGGCGCTGGGCAGCAAGTACAGCGCAGAACTGTCCGCCGCGCTGGCGAAGATCGGCGACATCACGGTGGCTGACGTGCCGGCACCGACGCGGCCGGATGCGCCTATCGCTTCGCCGCCGCCCGTCAACCTGGGCGAGCAGCCGACCTACAACCCGTCTTCGCTGGTCAAGCCGGAAGCCCCTGGCGGCCTGAACATCGACGACCTGCTGGCCGACCTGGACGTGGGCGACATGGACGACCTGCCCGACGCGCCGACCATAATCCCGATCAACATCCCGGACGCGCCGAGCATGACGGCCATCCCGGTGCCGGAACGCCCGGACATCGACACCACGGTGGAGATTCCCGACGCGCCGCAGATCGCCATGCCGGACATGGAAGTGCTGGAACAGATCCGCCTGCCGGAATTCGTGTTCCCCGAGTTGCCCACGTTCGATGCCACGCCGCCGGACGCGAGCGGGATCACGGTGCCCAACGTCTTCATCAACTGGCTGGAACCGGAGTACCAGTCCGAGGTGCTGGACGAGTTGCAAGCGAAGATCAAGGAACTGATGGCGGGCGGCACCGGCCTGCCTGTACCCATCGAGCAGGCGCTGTTCGCCCGCTCCCGCGAGCGCGACAGCGGTGAAACCACCCGCGCCGTGCAGGAGGCGGTTGATACCTGGGCCGCCCGTAACTTCTCCATGCCGCCGGGGATGCTCGCCAGGCAGGTGGACGTGGTGCGCGAGCAGGGCCGGCTGAAAGCGGCCGAGCTGAACCGCGACATCCTAGTTCAGGCGGCCACCTGGGAAATCGAGAACCTGCGCTTCGCCGTGCAGCAGGGCCTGGCCCTCGAGCAGTTGACCGAGAACATGCACCAGAACATGGCGCAGCGCCTGTTCGAGGTCGCCCGCTTCCACGCGGAAAGCCAGATCAACGTGTTCAACGCGCAGATCAGCCTGTTCAACGCGCAGAACGCGGCCTTCGAGACGCTGGCGCAGGTCTACCGCACCAAGCTGGATGCGGCTATCTCCAAGCTGACTGCCTACAAGACCGCCGTGGAGGGCCAGGTGGCGCTGGGGCAGATCAACCAGCAGCGCGTCGAGGTGTTCAAGGCCAAGCTGGACGCCGTACAGTCGAGCGTCGAGGTCTACAAGGCGCTGATGCAGGGCGCTTCAGTGCGCGCCGAGACGATCAAGAACCAGTTCGATGCCTACCGCGCAGACGTGCAGGCGTATGCCGAGCAGATCGGCGCCGAGAAGGTCAAGTTCGACGCCTACGAGGCCCGCGTCAAGGGCGAGTCGGCCAAGGCGGATGTGCTCGATGCGCAGGCCCGTGCCTACGCTTCAACCATCCAGGGGCTGACGAACAAGGCCGATGTCAAGGTCAAGGGAGCGCAGATCAGGATGGAAGCGGCGCGCACCAAGGTGTCGAAGTTCTTGGCCGACGTGGACGCCTACAAGGCCACCCTGCAGGCCAACCTGAGCGAGGTGCAGTACAACACGTCGGTGTTCCAGGCCCAAGTAGAAGCCTGGCGCGCAGCGGCCAGTGCCAACGTGGCCGACGCCGAAATGCAATCTCGCTTTGCCGATATGAACAGTCGGACCAACATCGCTTACGCGGAAATGCAGATCAGCGAGTACACCGCGAAGATGCAGAACGCTGTACAGCAGGCGCAGATCGCACTGGAGGCAGCCAAGGCCTTGGGGCAGTACACCGCCCAGCTCGCGGCCGGCGCTATGTCGGCGGCACATGTATCGGCCAGCATCAGTGGCTCTGGAAGTGCTAGTACAGGTGAAACAAAATCCGAAACAACTTCGACTTCTTATAATTATAATTATTGATTATGTGGATCATGGAACATGGAAGTTTCGTATTCTAAGGCTGGTTGTCTTTTTGAAGGTTTCGATATTCTTCCCAAGGTTTTTTTTCTTCGTCATACAGCTTGCTGCATGCAATGAATATCATGCGGCCAGCTAAGTTGCTCGGTGTCTCCTTTCCTATTGCCATCATGCAATCTCTGCCTGACTTGTAGCCAAATAATCCTCTCCCAGACCCTTGTTCAACCTCTAAGAGTGCATTTGGGTATTGGCCTGCGCAAAGACTTATCACCACCCGGGCAGTCTGATCGTTTTGCACTTCTGGCATTTTATCCAAAATGCATGTTGCATAGTCTCCTGCTATTGAAGAGGTGGAGATAATTGTCAGTAGGAACAATAGATTTCTCACAAGTACTTTTCTCCGGTTGTGCGCCCGGAATATATAGCTTTTGGTTCATTGGCGGAAAGTGGATACGCCATAGCCCCCTGTAGGGTTCGTCCAAAAATGAGATGAGCAGCAAGATTGAATCTGTATCCAAGCCGTTTTAGAGGCATCCCATGTACGGATTCAAGAAGGGCGCCAAGCCCAAGCAACGATTTGCAGATGGTGGGCGGGTGCGTGGTCCAGGCTCTGGCACCTCAGACGACATCGACACCGAGGTGCCTGCGGGCAGCTACATCATGCCGGCCGACTCGACCGAGCAGATTGGGGAAGCGGCGTTGCAGGGTATGGGGGCGCCGGTCCCGGTCAGCCTGAGTAACGGCGAGTACCAGATGCCTCCCGAGCAGGTTCACGCCGTTGGCGTGCAGGCGCTGGACGCTGTGAAGAATGCCACTCATGTGCCGGTAGCCCAGCAGGCAAAAGGGTTCTCTCCGCGTAAAAGGGGAGGGAATGGCGCCGAGAAGCCAGAATTGTTCTTCGCCGACGGCGGGGTTGTTGATGAAGAGCGTAAAAAGCAGACCCGTTTCGACATCACCAACACGCCCGCCGCCCAGCGTGCTGCTGGCGTTGTGCCGGAGGCATCGGCTCCCGTAGCCACCAGCGGCTACAGTGCAGACCCCACCATGGCAAGGGCGCAGGCCAATATCGATGCTGAACGGCAAGCAATGGCTGTGCATCGGCAGCGCACTGCTGATGCCGCGAATCTTCAGCCAGGAGTGGCGCCTGGCTACAGCGACAACCTCTATACCGCCAACGCCCAGGCACGTTCGGATGCAGCCCGGCAGCAACAGGCTGTGGCGCAGTCCGGTGCGCTGCCAGATGCGCCGTCGGCGCAAGGCTTCGCGCCCTCGCGACAAGGTAATGACCCGGCCAGAGCTGCAAGGATGCAGGCTCAGTTTGATCAACCGGTAACGGGCCCTGATCGATCTAAAGCTGCTGGTTTCACTCCGCAGTACCGCACCGAGGGACCAGGCTGGCGAACCGATTCGGTTCTTCGCGGGACGGGTGACGACGTAGCGCAGCAGTGGGCATCTGGTGAGTATGCCCGAGGCTTTGGGACTGGCGTGCGTGGGGCGCTTGCGGCGGTTCCGGCAGCATTCGCTGATGCTGGAGAGGATGTCGGTCGATTGGCTGAACCGGTGGTCAACTTCGGTAAAGGGCTATTCGGATGGGATGACACTCCGCCGGCGCTTCGTGGTCAGCAAGCGGCCCAGGGTGCAGCAGCTCCAAGTTCCAGTGCTGTGCCCGGGCGAGGCCAGGTGTTGCCGGCTGCTGGTTCGCCTACCGGAGCGTTGGAGTCGGCGGCGAATACTGGAGCCGCTATGCCAGGCGCCGGTGGCTCGGACCTGCCCAACAACGTGACGCGGGTGGGCAACAGCTTCTCCGGCACAACAATCCGCCCGGGCTACACCGTTAACGGGGAAGCTCAAGCTGCCGGGTTCACCCCAGGTGGTCAGCGGAGTGCTCAAAACCAGCGCGCAGTGGAGAACCTGCTGGCCCGAACGCCTGATGTGGGTATGGGGTTCAGTCCGAGTACTGTTTCTCAGGTACCGCCGATGACCCCGGACGCGCTGGCTCAGTACAACGCCGGTAACTCCAGCGCGCCTCGAGTAACCGTGGTTCCCGATAGCTCTCGGGCCGATAGCGTTCGCCAGGCCGCCTTGAATGCAGCCTCAACACCTTATCGCGGTTCGCCGAACGGGCAGTTAACTGCCCGCCAGATCGACAACCTGTTCGGGCTCCAGCAGAGCGATGACCGCAATGCTACGTCCTTGGCGAGCACTCGGGCGAATAACGACACGGCCTTGGCGCGAGAGCAGGTGCAGCAGCAGGGCGCCAATCAGCGCGCTGCTCTACAGGAAATGGGGCAGGGCGCGCGCTTCCTCGCCTCCAACGAACTCGATCGCCAACGCCTGGCTGGTGAGCAAGAGGCCAGGGGTTTCCAAACCCGCGCCGCCCAGCGCATCGAGAAGCTGTACGAGCAGTACGACAAGGCTGCTCCCGAAGACCGCGCCGCGATCGCCGAACAGATTCGTGTGCTTGCCGGTAAGGACGCTCCGAATCGCTTCACCGTGGTACCTGGCGGCCAGGAGTACGACCCGCAGTCCATGCAACTTCTGACGCGCCCTGCACGAGTACTCAACAACCAGACCGGACAATTTATCGACCAGCAAACGCAGTCGGCGCAACCCGTCGCTCCGCGAACTGGTGAGGTGCGAAGTGGATACCGGTTCAAGGGAGGGAACCCTGCCGACCAGAATAATTGGGAGAAGGTGTAATGGCCGATACCAGCAAGCCATGGGAAGAGTTCGCGTCTCAACAGCCAGTAACTGGTGGCGAGAAGCCGTGGGAGGAGTTCGGTGGCGAGACGAAGGAGGAGGGAAGAGGCCTGATCGGGCATGCGCGCGACCTTGGCCTATCCGTGGCCAAGGGGGTGATTTGGGTTCCGGAAGCGGCTGTTGGCCTCGCTGATATCCCAACAGAGGGCCGCGTAGGTAAGTTCCTCGAGAACCAGGACGGCATGCTCGGCTTCCGGCCCCGGGAGGCGAAGGATTTCCTGAGTGATCTGCACACCGATCAGTACAAACAGCAACAGCAGGACTTTCAGGATGCTGATGGCGTCGTAGACAAGACGCTGCATGCTGTACAGAACCCGTCGATGGTCGTGAACACCGTAGCGGAGTCTTTGCCTTCCATGTTGGCGGGGGGCGCGGTCGGTCGTGGCGTTCGGGCGCTGGCTCCAGCGTTGGCACCTGTGGCAGCCGGCGCGGCTGGCGAAGGGGCGGTTATGGCTGGTCAGCAAGCAGAGCGGATCCGCCAAGAAACTGATGACGGCTTGCTCACTCCGGCGCAGTCGGGAGCTGCGGTGGCCACTGGTGTGTTGGGAAGTCTGTTTTCCCTTGCCGGCGGTAGCTTGGCCAAGAAACTGGGTATCGGTGATGCGGATACCCTCCTCGCTGGTGGTGCCAACCCAGGACAACTGGTCAGCGAGCTGGCGTCCATGCCGGCGAAGAGCATTCCGCGGAAGGTGATAGAGGGCGCAATCTCCGAGGGCTTCCTTGAGGAACTGCCACAGTCCGCATCTGAGCAGGTTCTGCAAAACCTGGCGCTGGGACGGGACTGGGCCAGCGGCCTGGATGAAGCGATGGTAATGGGAACGCTGGCCGGGATGGCCATGGGTGGGCCGGCGGCGGTTCTACATGGCGGTCAGCCGGCAGCGTCCCGTGGCCTGGCGGATGCGGACGCTACCTTCGAGAGTACCCCGGGCCTTGAGGGGCAGACCGAGACGACTGCGCCACTGGCACTCCCAGCTCCAGTGTATGAGGCTGGTTCTGACGGCCAGGTCCGGACCACGGTCGACCAGAACTCCGCTACCCAGGCACAGCGTCAGCAAGAGGCTGAACGTCTGGACCGAATCCGTCGAGGTGAAGTCACCGATGTGACTCCGGTCCCGGCGGCCCCAAAGCGCTCCGAGCAGATGGGTCTGGACCCGGCTGTTGGGCCACTGTCTGGTGCTGCTGCGCAGGCCGTGGACAGTGGCGCAACTGACCAGATGGTGCAACAAGCCGCGCTCCAGCAGGCAGCCGAGGAGGCGCAGAAGAGCGGCAGGAAAGGTGATCAGGTCAACCCGGAAACCGGTGAGATTACAGCGGAGCAGGGTGATCTGCTGGCATCCGATCCTGTCACCGATCTGCAGGGCCGCTTGGAATTTGTACGCCGGCAAGCCCGTGCCACCGGATGGGACGCGAAGAAAATCGCCGAGCTCGATCGCTTGCAGGAGGAACTGGACAAGCTCGCGCCAGCGCCGGATGCCGGCTACATGCAGCGCGTCGGTGAGCGCGTGAAGCGTATCGAGGCCGCGCAGAGCCCCGATGAAATTGCCGCGATCCTCGCCGAGGATCAGCAGGATGAGCAGCGCCACCAGAACGCCGCTGGCCGGGTGGAGCTAGCCGCCCGCGCTCGCGGCTTCGCCCTGGACCAGGCGGCGCAGCAGCAAGCCCCGACGCCAATCGGCGTGCAGGACGACATCCAGCAGGCCCAAGGCAAGGCTGACGCGCAGCAGGCGCAAGCCGCACAACCGGCTGTATCGCTGGCGCCGGCAGCGGAATCCGTACCGGCAGCACCTGCGACCGAGGCGAAAGCGACCAACCTGAAGGACGCCATTTCGAAGGTACGCCAGGCCAAACAGAAGCCCGAGCAGCCTGCGGCGCTGCAGGCCGTGCGTCGCGGAGAGGTGGGCGGAAAGCTGGGCAGTGGCGAAGTAGTGACCACCAGCAGCGGGCGGCAGACGACGCCTTTCCCGAAGGTCAGCGTGGACTCCAGCCGCAAGGCGACCAGCACCATCAAGGCCGTGGACCAGTGGCTGATGCAGAATGCCCTGGATGAAGCGCGCTCGCGCGGCGACGAGTTCAACGCGCGCCAGTTCGAGGCGAACCTGGCGAAGCCGCAGCGGGCCGATAAGGACGCTGCCGAGGAATACCTGTTCGGCCAACAGCCTGCTGTGCAGCCCCGCGTGCTGAAGCCACTGGCGCCGAAGTCTACCGCCACCGACAACAGCGCAAGCTGGGTCATCCGAAACAAGGAAACCGGTGAGGTGATCGCGGAAACGTTCGACCGTAAGAAGGTTGACGCGCTCAACACCGAGAAATACGAAGCGGTGCCGATCCAGCAGCACCTGGCGAGCCTGAACAAGCCCAAGGTGCCCAGCATCGAAGGCAAGGACATCGGCGAAGGGTGGGCGGAGTTCAGCAAGGAATCGGGCACCGTGGGTATCCCTCGCGCCGACATGCCGCAGATCAAGGCCGAGCACCGCGGCGCGATGGTGAACTTCCTGAGCGCTCGTGGCGTGCAGCATCAGGAAGAGACAGTTCCCGCAGATACCCTCAAACCGACGCAGGCTGAATTCAGCCGCGACAAGGTGGCGAAGGCCAAGGACTTCGAGGGTGGCAACCGCTCCATCTTGGTTTCGCGCGAAGGCAACGTGTTGGATGGGCATCACCAGTGGATGGCCGCCCGCGACAACGGCGAAGAGGTGAGGGTGATTCGCCTGGATGCCCCCATCCGCGACCTGGTGAAACTGGCCCACGAGTTTCCCAGTTCCACCACCGATGCCAGCAGCGGGCAGGGTGCCACGGTTGACGCGAGACAGGTGAGGCCCGTGCCTGAGCCAGCCGCTCCTGATGTGCCGAAGAAGAGGCCGCGCGGCGTGCTGGCAAAGAGGTTCCAGGCTGAGGCCCAGGCCCGCGCCGAATACTTCACCCCCGGCAACGTGGTGCGAGGTTACGGCGCCAACTACGACAGGGTTATCAGCTACAACCCGACCGAATCGGGAAGCTGGACCGTCACGGTGCGCAGTGTACGCAAGGAAGGCGACACCTGGGTGGATGTCCCGGGCGAGAGCGAGCGCACTCACATGACGGCGCCGGATGCGCGCGACATGAAGCGCGGCCCGGCCGGCCGTATCGCAACACAGGGGGCGCCAACCACCGATGAGTTCCCCTTGAAGGAAGCCGCCGCCAGCTACTCCGGTATCTCGAACAGCAGCAGCCAGCGAGCGAAGTCCGATGCGGATGAGTTCCAGACCTACATCGACGTGGCCCGCGACGCGGGCGCTGTCGTGGCGCGCACCGATGCTCAGCAGGCGGCCGTGGAGCAAGCCACACGAGAGTTGCGCGCCGATTACCTGGCCCAGTACCGACGCCTGATGAACGTGCGCGCCGGCACCTACAGCGGTTATGTTGTCGGGCGTTCTGGACTGAACAGCAAGCAGGCGGACAGGCGCAACAGCGCCTACGACCGCGCCATCGACACATTCGTGGCCTGGCAGAAGGCCAATCAGGATCGCGTGCGCCAGGCGGCCCTGGACGCCCGTACCGACGAGGAAAAGGCGGCAGATCGCCAGGCCGCCGAGCAGGCCCGCGCCGACAAGGCGCAGCGCAAGGAAGACGGGGACCGCAGCCTGATGCGCAGGATTCTGTCCTGGAAGAAGGGCAGCGAGCCGGTGGCGATCACCAAGGCCGCGCACCTTGCCGGGGTGAACTTCGGCAAGGATGGCTACCCGACCAGCATTAAGTTGACGCCGACCGATGGCAGCGTGCTGACCAGCGACAAGTTCGACCTGGCGGCGCTGTTCCGTGAGCGCGGCATGAGCGTGCCGGAGTCGAAACGCCGCGTGCGTGAACTGGTCGATTTCGTGCGCGCCGAGGATGCAGCCCGGCCCCAGTCCGAACCGGCAGAGGCACCCAAGCCCGAGCCCGCGCAGCCCAGCGATTCGAAAACCCCGACGCTCGATGCGCATGTAGCCCTGATGCAGCGCGCGCGCAGTGGGGAGGCGACCGCCGACGAGTTCCGCCAGGCATTCGAGCGTACGCAGAACGCCCGCGACGCCCTGGTGGCCGAGCTGGGCACTATGAAGAAGGATGACCTGCTGAAGTCAGGCGGCTACAGCTTCTTCCACCGCTACCGCAACGAGAAGAAGGCAGCGATTGTCGATGCCCTGGTCGGTCGCGTGCTGGAGGAATTTGCGCTGGGCCGCAGCTACGGCCCGAGCAGCTACGTGATGTCGGCTGCCGGCCTAGAAGCGCACCGCCAGGCCAAGGCCAGCGCGCTGGCCGAGCTGGTGGCGAACACCACCGACGACGACATCAAGGCGCACGCCGCCGAGGTCGCCGAGGCGCAGCAGGAAGTCCAGGCTCGCCGGGAAGCGCAGCAGAAGGCTGTCGCCAACCCGCAGACCCTCGCCGAGTTCCGCCAGGCAGTGAGCTACAACATGGAGACGCACGGGGAGTCCCTGCGGGAGGCGTTCATGCGCCTGACGCCGGAACAGCGTATTCGCTACGACGAACTGGAGGCCGAGAGCACTAAGGCCCTGCGTGAGCAGGCCAAGGCACAGGCCAAGACCCGCGTAGCCAGCGCCGGGCAGACTACGGCCGGCGACATCATCGAGACGAAGCACACCAAGCACGGGCATGACCTTTTCGTGGTGCAACTGGCCGAGCGCGTCAGCCGCGAGGACTACGACACCCTGAACAATTCGGCGAAGCGGCTGGGCGGCAGCTACAGCAGTTACCGTGGGAATGGTGCTGTCCCCGGCTTCCAGTTCCGCACCCGCGAGGCGGCCGAAGCATTCCGCAAGCTGGTGACCGGCGACACCGCCGACGCGCAGGCCGTTGCAGAAGCGCGCCGCGACGCCTTCGAGGATGACCGCAACCAGAGCGCCGCCCAGCGGCTGCGCACCATGGCCCAGGCTCTCAACGAGCGGGCCGATGATTCCCTGAGCCGCGTACGCAAGCAGAACACCGATCGCCGTGCGCGGATGGCCGCCAGTGCCGAAGCCTCGGCGCGCGCCGACAAGGCACTGGCCGCCACCATGAACAACCTGGCTGCCGCCATCGAAGGCGGCAAGGCGAAGTTCCTGGACACCGTGCGGCAGAAAGTGCAAGTGGAGTTCCTGGCGCGGGAACTGCGCAATGCAAAGGACGCGCAAATTCGAGCGAAGTACCCGACTTATGGCGAGCAGGAGAAACACCGTGGCGAGCCGGTGGACGCCGAGACGGTGGACTACTCCACATTCCCCAGTTACACCGCCATGCGCTCCGACTTGGCGAGCCTGGCGCGCCAGATGGCGGAAGTGGACGGCCTGAAGAAACTGGCCGCGCGCCTGGAGAAGGTCGCCGACGATGTGACCGAGGCCTACACGGACTGGGCCAAGCAGAATCTTCTGTCCGTCAGCCGCTTCACCCGCGGTGACCAGTTCGCCGACTTCAAGAGTCGCGAGGATGCCGAGCGTGCCATTCGCCGCTCCGGCCTCACCGGCAAGGCCATCGTGCTTCCGGTGAAACGCGGGCAGAACCGCATCGTCATGGCCCCCAGCGAAGCCATGAAGCTGGGCCTCTGGCAGGGCGACGGCGACAAGCGCATAACGCTGTCCGGCGAGTTCGGCGGCGAACTGGTGCAGGCCCTCGGCCGGCGCAGTGGCAGCAAGATCACCGTTCCGTGGGCGCTGGAGAGCGCGCACGAAAAGCGCAAGCGCCTGGAGAGCATGGGCATCCTCACCGGCAGCGAGTACCGCTCTGCACTGCGCGAGTTCGTAGCGCTGCGCGAGGCGCCCGCCGAGCCCGACAAGATCAGGGAAATGGAACGGTCCATGATCGGCCGTCGAAATGACGGACTGGACTTCTTCCCGACTTCGGCCGCCGTCACCGAGGAAGCCGTCGACGCCGCCGACATCCAGGAAGGCATGGACGTGCTGGAGCCTTCCGCCGGCATGGGCCATATGGCCGACGCGATCCGCGAGCAGACCGGCGTAGAGCCCGATGTGGTGGAGCTTTCCAGCGAACGCCGCGAGTTGCTGGAGGCCAAGGGCTACAACCTGGTCGGCTCCGACTTCATGGAGGTGTCCGGCAAGCAGTACGACCGTATCGTGATGAACCCGCCGTTCTCCAAGGGGCGCGACATCCAGCACGTACAGCACGCCTACAGCCTGCTGAAGCCCGGCGGCCGCCTGGTTGCCATCATGGGCGAAGGCGCCTTCTTCCAGAGCAACAAGGCCGCCGAGAACTTCCGGGCCTGGCTGGACGGCCTGGGTGCCACCAGTGAACGGCTGCCGGAAGGTTCGTTTATGGACCCGGCGCTACCCGTCAATACCGGCGTGAACGCGCGCATGGTGGTGATTGACAAGCCGGCAGCCGAAGAGTCGGCAGCGCCGCAGCCCGGCGAACAACCGCCCGTGCAGTACTCGTTCGCCGGCCGCAATGCTGTCGGCGCCAACCTGCATGCCCTGAGCACAGCACAGCAGCGCATCGCCATTGGCGAAAACGCCGAGGTCGTTCGCCGAGATACCGGCTGGCACCGTAGCGCTGATGGCAAGTGGCGCTTCGAAATCAGCGATCATCAGGCCAGCATCGCCGTGGCCGGTGAGACTGCTGGCGCCATCATCAATATGGCCCACCTCAATGCCATCAACGACGAGCGCAGTCGACCGACCGTCGGCGATGTGCTCAACCATCCTCAACTGTTCGCTGCATATCCTGACCTGCAGCGTATCCCGGTGGCAGTGATGCCAGAGGGCATCACTGCGCTGGCTCGCCTACGTCGGTTCGCCACGGGTAACCAAGTTGAGGTTCAGGCGAACATGCCGCGCACCGAGGTTGCCTCGGCGATCCTGCACGAACTCCAGCATGCGATACAGATCCGGGAAGGTTTCGCCATGGGTGGCTCGGCCAGGGCTTTCGTCAGCAACTTCGACAAGACTGGTGCGGCGACCTATCGTCGTTTGGCTGGAGAGGTGGAGGCGCGCAACACGCAGGCTCGGCTGAAAATGACGCCGCGCCTGCGCCGGGACATCGCACCCGATGAGTCGGCGGACATCCCTGCAAGTCAGGTGCTGGTGTCGTTCAATGGCCGCGACATCGAGAATGGCCCGTTGCCGCAGAACCTGACGGGGCGTCCGCCGATGACCTCGCAAAGCCTGGTTCGTGCTTTCGACCTGCAGTTCCCAGCCCTGGGCCAGGCTGTGCGCAAGATGCTGAAGCGCGGCAAGGAAGGACAACGGGGCGGCTTGGTGGTGATCGACAGCGCCGACCCGTTGCGCATCGCGCACACCTACGCGCGGAAATCCGGTACCGCACTGAGCGATGCCGTTCAACTGTTTGAGGATGGCGGGCGCATCAATGGCTTCTACGATGCCAGATCAGGTCTAACTTTTCTGGTCGGCCCGAACCTGAATCCGGTAACCGCACCGGCCGTGGTGCTTCACGAAATGGTTCACGGCCAGCAGCGGCAGAATCTCGACCAGGCTGCCCACGCCATGCTGATGAATCGCGGCAAAGTCCGGAGCGCCGAACTGCGCACCTTCCTGGACCGTGTGGCCAGCCGCATGATCGAGGCCGGCGAGAGCCGCAACATGAAGGAGGCCGCTCCGTATATCGTGGAGCAGGCTGTTATTGAAGGGCGAGAGCAGGGGTTCGCCGAGGCTGATAGCCGGTTCCTGTCCTGGGTAGACAGTGCGCTGGGCAAGCAGGTGGGTGACTTCCTGCGTAGGTTCCTGGCCAACATCCGTCAGTGGATGCTGCGCCACGGTCTGCCGGTTGGCCGTATCAGCGTGGACGATCTGGTGCGATATGCGATGGCTGGTGTGGAAAGCGCCGCCGAAGGCCGGGTACGGGGCGACGGCCTAGCCATGAGCCAGGACGACATGCGCAAGGCGCGAGTGCTGCAAGGTCCGCCGGTGGCCATCCTGGAGGGGAATGAAGCACCACAGGGCTTCGCTGCGGTTCGCGAGTGGGCGGCGAAGCTATTCGAGTCTCAAGGTGGCAAGGCAGTGAACCCGGACCTGGGCGATGTGGTGCTGGATATGCGCGCTGTGCGCGACTCGATGGCGCATGGCAAGGCCAACCCATACAAGTTCTTGGCGTTCGCGGCCGTCAAGGACGTGCTGGAGCGTGGTGTGGTGGTTCACCGCGCGGACTATGAGAAGGGGGAGAGTTTCTACGTATCGGCGCCGGTGGTGATCGACGATAAGGATGACATCGTGACCGTGTTGGTGCGCCGCGATCCGAACATGCAGCGCATGTATCTGCATTCGGTGGCCACAAAAGAATATCTCCTGAACCGTCGAGTATCCGGTGCTGATGCCACGATGGCAGTGCAGCCTTCCGGCTCGTCCAGTTCAGGAGACGTAGCCAGTGTACTCCAGCGGCTGCTGACCGCAAGCCTGAATGAACCCGAAGGTCCGCAGTTCAGTCGCTCCGGTCTGCGCGAACTCACCAGCAAGGCTACCGCCGAACTGAACAAGACCTTCAGCGCTCCGGGAGGCCTGTCCTGGTGGCACAAGACCATCGGCACCATGTACAACCTCGCAGAGCGTTCCCCGGCATTCAAACCGGTCTTCGAGTCGGCGCAAGGATTTATCGATGACGTGAGTTATTACGCCAGCGATGCGACTGATCTGGCGCCGAAACTGCTGCCGAAGCTGGAAACCTGGCGCGACATCGCAAAGTCCCCGGTGGGCGCTGAGGACAACAAGGCGGTGGCCAAGCCGGTATTCGAGGGCACGCTGATGTGGGCGCGCGACGTGGACGGCAAGCCGGTGCGCGTCGATTCGCTGGCTGAGCGCGCCATGCGTCTGACGGCCGACGAGAAGGCGGACATCCTGCTGAAGCAGGGCAAGATTCCCGAGGGACTGCTGCGCGCCTGGCGCGGCCTGAGCCCCGAGCAGTTCGCCAAGATGATCGACAGCCGCTACGAGTCGCAGATGCTCAAGGCAGGCATCGTCTGGACCGACGCTGAGCTGCGCGACATATGGAAGCTCAACGATGCTCAGGTCGCGCTGTACCGCGAGTTCCGCGCCGCCACCGACCGTAGCCTGGACACCATGGCCCGCGCCGACATGCTGCGCTTCGGCGGCGAGGATGTGAAGGAACTGCGCGACCAGGTGATGGACGCGGCCGATGCGCAGGAGGGCGCCGCGATACTGCGCGACCACCTGGCGCAGATGGCTGATGCATGGCCGGAACGCGCCACGAACCTGCTGAACCTGGCACACGGCATGACGGATCGCGCCGAGAAGGTCGCCCAGTTGCAGGGCGAGGGCTATGCACCGCTGTCGCGCTTCGGCAAGTACACAGTGGACGTGGTGGGTCAGGACGGTCAGCGTGAATACTTCAGCCTGTTCGAGACGAAGCGCGAGGCCAACCAGATGGCCGAGCAGATGCGTGGCGCGTTTCCTGGCGCCACCGTGAGCCAGGGCACCCTGTCCGAGGAAGCGTACAAGCTATTCGCTGGCATCACACCGGAAACGCTGGAACTGTTCGGCAACGCCCTCGGTTTCGACTCACAGGGCGATAGCGCACGTGATCAGGCTTTCCAAGACTACCTGCGCCTGACAAAGACCAACCGCAGCGCAATGCGCCGGCTTATTCACCGAAAGGGCATCGCTGGTTATAGCGAGGACGTAGGGCGGGTACTGGCCTCGTTCGTATACTCCAATGCGCGGCAAACCGCCGCCGGCCTGCACATGGGCGACCTTTCCGAGGCTGTGAACGGCATCCCGCAGGCGCAGGGCGAACTGAAGGACGCCGCGGTACGGCTGGCCGACTACATCAAGAACCCGCAAGAGGAGGGGCAGGCGGTGCGCGGACTGCTGTTTGCGCAGTACCTCGGCGGGTCCGTCGCGTCTGCCTTCGTCAACATGACCCAGCCGGTCCAAGTGACTTTTCCCTGGCTGAGTCAGTATTGCGGGGTGAAGCGCGCTGCGGCGGAACTGGGGCGGGCAGCACGACAGATGGCGCAGCGCTCCTATCAGTTCGAACCGGACCTGGCCCGGGCATTAAAGCGCGCAGAGGATGATGGGGTGGTGTCCCCGCAGGAGGTCCATCAGTTGATGGCGCAGGCCCGCGGCAGCGGCTCGCTGCGCGCCGGGGACGGGACGCGCTTGGGTGATGCTCGAGCACTTGCGTCCAACAGCGTGGCGCGCCTGTCGATGGCCTGGGGCAAGTTGTTCGGCGCCGCAGAGCAGATCAACCGCCGCATGACCTACATCGCGTCGTATCGCATCGCCAAAGCGCAGAACATGGCCAACCCTGACGAGTTCGCACGCCGGGCCGTGCGCGAGACGCAGTTCGTATACTCCAAGGCCAGCAAGATGCGCTGGGGGCGTGGTGCCGTCGGTGGCACCTTGATGACCTTCAAAACGTACAGCGTGGCCTATCTTGAGCTGATGCATCGCTTGTGGAATCAGGGTGAGCCTGGTTCGCAGGAGCGCAAGGACGGTCGGAAGGCTGCTGCCCTGATGATCGGCATGCTGCTGCTCGTCGGCGGCGCCGGTGGCTTGCCGTTCGCCGAAGACGCCGAAGACCTGATCGACGGTGCGGCGCAACTCATGGGCTACAACTTTTCTACCGCGAAGGCCAAACAGGAGTTTCTGGAAAGTCTGTTCGGTCGGGTGCTTGCCGACTTCATTGATCGCGGGGTGTCCAGGCTGCCTGGGGCTCCGCTCGATGTATCGGGCCGGCTGGGTATGGGGAACCTGATACCCGGAACCGGTCTGCTAACTGAAAAGACCAGCCATACGCGAGACGTCCTGGAAATAGCTGGCCCGATGGGAGACTTTGCCAGCCGAATAGCGAGTGGTACTCGCAAGGTGCTGGGAGGTGATATCGGCAGCGGTATCCTGGAGATGTCGCCGGGCGCGGTGCGAAATGCGGCCAAAGGCGTGGATATGCTGGCCACTGGCATGTACAGGGACGCCAAGGGCTACAAGGTGCTCGACACCAACGTGCTCGAGGCCGCTATGAAGTCCATCGGCTTCCAGCCGGCCAGCGTAGCCACTATCCAAAGGGCCAACATGCTCAACCAGAAAGCAAAGGCCTTCTACAACTTGAAAGCCCAGGAAATTCGCAGCATGTGGGCGGCCGGCATCTTCGAGAAAGACCAGGGCAAGGTTGAGCGCGCGCGGCAAGCAATAGCCGACTGGAATCGGCGCAACCCTGACCAGCCAATGGCCATCCGAGTGCCAGACATCATGCGACGAGTCCGCGAAATGTCGCTATCGAAGGACGAACGGATAGCGAAGACCGCACCGAAAGCGATGCGGCAGCAGATGCGAGAGGATCTGGAGCGCACCCGCGCAACGCTGGACTGAACCCCTGTAAGGATTTGCCGTTCTCTGGCTGTACCGAAAACTACCTGCCCAAGAAGCCGGGGCGTGATGCCCCGGCCTTTGGAGGATGGAGTTATGTCGGAGAGGGCCGGAATGGCGGTAGAGGTGGTGGGCGTTTCGGTGGCCAACAAGACCACGCTGGCTGGCGCCCTTGCGGGCGCGTTGGGCTGGCTTGCGCAGATCAACTGGGTGGGGCTGATCGGCGTGCTGGTCGCCGTCATCGGTCTGCTGGCCAATATCTATTTCCAGGTTCGCCGCGACCGCCGCGAATCAGCCGAGAGCGCTGCCCGCATCGAGGCCATCCGGGGGCGTTGCGATGTCGAACAGCCGTAACCGCGTGCTGGTTGCCGCGCTGACCGTCAGCCTGGCCGGCTTCGGCGCTTGGATGAAGTCGGAGGATTTCAGCGCGAAACCATACGTGCCGACCAAGGGGGACATTCCGACCATCGGTTACGGCTCCACCCGCTACGAGAATGGCCAATCGGTGAAGCTGACCGATCCGCCGATCACCCGCCAGCGCGGCGAACAACTGGCGCGCAGCCTGATGGCGAAGGACGAACAGCAGTTCCGCGACTCGCTGCCCGGCGTGAAGCTGTTCCAGGAAGAGTATGACCTGTACCTGGATTTCACGGGCCAGTTCGGCATCACCAACTGGCGCGGTAGCTCGATGCGCCGCGACTTGCTCGCCGGCAACTACCGGCAGGCGTGCGACGACCTGCTGAAGTGGCGCAACCAGGCAGGCCGAGACTGCTCTCTGCCGAAGAACTGGGGGCCGAAGGGCTGCAAAGGTGTGTGGACCAGACAGCAGGAGCGGCATGCGCAATGCATCGCCGTGCAGGTGCCGCAATGACCGCCCGCGAGCTGGGCGCCGTCCTGGCTGCGATAGCGCTGGCTGGCCTGGTGGCCAGCACGCTGACCTATCGGCACCTGTACCAGGACGCCACCGCCAACCTGAAGTCGCTGAGCGACCAGGTGGAGCGGCAGAACGCCGAGACTGACGCCAAGCTGGCCGAGCTGACCGCGCAGCGCGACATGAAACAGGCAGCGCTCAATAAGGCCGCTGCCGACCAAGAGAGGAAGGACAACGATGCTCAGGCTGAAATCGCTCGCCTTGCTGGTGAGCTGCGCGACCGCCCTGTGCGCGTGCGCATCGTCCCCGCCGCAGGTGGGGGCTGTAGTGGTGGCGCCGCAGGTGACGCAGCCGGCGCCGCCGAAGCTGGTGCAGGAGACGCCGCCTCGGCCTACGGGCTACTACCGGAAGAAAATTCTCGACGCTTTAACGACTCCCTGAGCGAAGTCGAAACCCTGAGCGCGGCCTACAACTCGTGTCGCGCCCGGTTGATTCCCCAAGAGCCGACCCCGTAGGGAGGAAACAATGGCCTACACCGCATATCGGGTGCTTAAGGCGCCTATCGACCAGATCGAGCGCTTCATGACCGAGGCCATCGCCGATGGCTGGCAGCCGCTCGGAGCGCCTATCCTGCTTTATCCCGACGACAAGGCCGTCTACCAGGCTTTGGTCAAGGGCACGCCGGATGGTAGTGGCACCGGACCTGTCACCATCGTGGTGGAGGACATCGCCGATGCTTCTGTCATCGGCAAATCTCTGCTGACGGCCGTCAACGAGGAAGACGGGCGTGCAGCAATCGGGGCCGGCACTTCTAATCTGCAGTTGGGCATTACCGCAACCACCGCCAAAGCGGGAAACTATGCGCCTGCCTGGGGGGATGTGACAGGGAAACCGGCTGTTATTGCGGCTGGTGCTGATGCCGCAACAGCAAGGGTGGCTATTGGCGCGGGAACATCCAGCCTTGCGATCGGTATAACCGCTACTACCGCAGCGGCTGGCAACCACAACCATGCAATCGCCGAAGACGCTGGTAGCGGTCTGGCGGCAGCACCGGATCTGCAAACTGCATTTACCGCGCTTTCCACCCGAATCAAGGCGCTGGAATCCGCAGCGCCATAAGACAGCGCTGCATGGCTGATGCTGGTACGCTTGATACGTACGGAGCTTCAACCAAAGGAAGTTGGTCATGCAGCACCTCAAGGGTTTCTATCGAGCAACGGCCTCACTTGCCGTGCTCGCTTTGCTGTCTTTCCCTTCAGCTTCGGCAGCTCAGGTATACCGATGCGTCGATGCCGCTGGAAAGGTCACATTTTCGGATCAAGGTTGCGCGGACGGTCACTCGTCCTCGGCCATTGATGTCGCCCCCGCCAACACCCTCGACAGCACCCAGTACCGCGAGCAGCGGCCGGAACGAAGCAGGGGCGGCTCTCCTGGCGTTCGGGTCACCGTCGTCGGCGGTGAGGAGCCCCCTGCCCGGACGGGGAAAACTGATAGCAGGCAGCGGCAAGTCCTGCCGGCGCCGGCGGCTCGGCCAGCACCTGGCGTGATCACGAATTGCGATTCTGGCGGTTGCTGGGATAGCAACGGCGTCCGGTACAACCGAGGAGCTGGAAATACTCACTTCCCAGCGAATGGTGGGCCGGCGTGCGAGTTCGTAGGCGGGAACATGGTGTGCCCCTGAAGTTGTAGACTACGGCCTTTTCCTACAAGGGGCGCGACATGCTGGTGATTCGATTGGCGGGGAAGTGGACGCTGAAGCTCGATAGGCAGGTCGGCAGTTCCGGCAAGCACGGGATATGGGCATTCCACTGCTCTGAAAGCACTTTCGCGCCGTCTTCGAACGACCTCCGGCGCACTGCGGCGATCCTTCCAGCCGAGCCCAAAGAGGGCCAGGCAGTGGAAGTGTCGATCTGCGAAAGCCCGCACTCGACGGATGGATGGATCGCCGTCGGCTCAGGCGTAGCAGCCTACGAAGCGGAGCGCTGAAAGTCAGGCCCACCGCCATGGCCGGAAGTCGCTGGGGATCTGCTCGTCAAGCAGCAGCGTGCCGCCGGCGTCGAGTTCGATCACCAGGCCACGCACGACGCCGGCGCGCTCAAGCGCCTGGCCCAGGCGCAGATAGACCTGCCCGTCCAGGGGATCCTGGCTGATACAGCCCAGTCGCTGTCGCCCCGGGGCAGGCGCATGGTAGATCCCCTCGCTATCCACCGTCCCAACGACATTGCCTGCGTCGATCACGTCGTAGCAGCAGTCGGCGCAGTAGTGCGTCTCGCGCGTTATGCCGTGCTCGATCGCCCATGAGTACATGCCAAGTGCATCCGTGACCATGTCGTGGCGGTCCTCCAGGTCCACGATTCCGCACTGGTAGAGCTCGTTGGCCTCGCCGACAAGGTAAAGGTACTGCTCATCCGCGGCGTACAGCCAGGCAGCATGCTGCCGCATCGCTGCAAGCCATTGTGTGACGCGCTGATGGTGGCAATGCCTAGGGTCGGAGTAGGACATGGAAATCTCCGGCAGTCGGGTTGGCCGGAAATTATGCTGTATGAATATACAGTTATCTTCAGGAGGCGACGAGTGGAAAGCTGGTCGGAGGAGAAGCGGTCGTGTCAGTGGAGGGACTGGTAAAAAATGCTCGCCCTGGAGGGCCTTGCTACGAATTTGCTACAGCAAATTGAATTTATTTCGTATCTATATGATTTTATTAGGTAATTTTTTCTAGTTTGACCGATCCATCATCGGCGCAACGGAAAAGCGGCGTGAGAGGGTGGCGGGGGTGGTAGTCGGTTCTGGGCGCATCGGGACTTCGGCAGGGAGAGCGGAGCAGGGCGAGGGATTTTATCAGGTATGGAGGTGGAGGAGGGGCGGGATGAGCGTGCTAGTGTGAATGCGTGCAAGAGCCGAGGCTGGTGGGATGCCGAGATGATTATAAGTCTGCCGTCGGTCCGGCACCTGTATTCATTCAAGAGTTTTTCATCAGAAATTTTTTTCAATATTTATTTTTGAAGAATTTTATAGTTGGCCGGGTAGTCAAGGTTTGTAGGGTAGAGCTGTTGAGTGGTGGCGAGTGTGTTGGCCTAATTTGACCGAAGGAGTGAGGGATGAATACTTATTTTGATATTCCGCATCGGTTAGTGGGAAAGGCTCTGTATGAATCATATTATGATCATTTTGGCCAAATGGATATATTGTCAGATGGAAGTTTGTACCTAATATATAGGCGGGCAACAGAGCATGTAGGTGGTAGTGATGGGCGTGTTGTTTTCAGTAAACTGGAAGGTGGTATTTGGAGTGCGCCTACAATAGTTGCCCAAGCGGGAGGACAGGATTTTCGAGATGTAGCTGGTGGGACGATGCCTAGCGGAAGGATCGTCGCGGCCTCGACGGTTTATGAAACAGGAGAGGTGAAGGTCTATGTATCTGATGATTCAGGTGTGACATGGGTACATAAATTCACATTGGCTAGAGGTGGGACGGATTATAATTTTGCTCATGGAAAAAGTTTTCAAGTAGGGGCGCGCTATGTGATTCCTCTTTACGCGGCGACGGGAGTCAATTATGAACTGAAATGGCTAGAGTCTTCTGATGGCGGAGAAGCGTGGGGCGAAGGAAGCACGATCTACAGCGGGAACACACCATACAATGAGACTTCTTACCTTCCTGTGGGAGATGGCGTAATTCTGGCTGTAGCCAGAGTAGGATCTGGTGCCGGAGGAGCGTTACGTCAGTTTATAAGTCTGGACGACGGCGGCACATGGACTGATCAGGGTAATGTGACTGCACAAAATGGTGACTCTACCGATATTCTCGTAGCCCCTTCTCTCTCCTATGTTTATTCTGAGGGAGGTACACCACATGTAGTTCTCTTGTACACGAACAGAACGACTCATTTTTGTTATTACAGAACAATCCTGCTGGCGAAAGCCGTAGCAGGCTCCTCCGGCTGGACGGAGCGTGTTCCTGTGTATAGTGCGCCAGCCGCCTCCGGTTATACTAGTCAAGTCGTTTTGGGAGGTCGGAGAATACTGGGTAATCTATTCAGGGAGACGTCTTCTACGACTTCGGGAGCTTATCAGTTTGAAGTGTATCTGGGAGGAGTCCCGGATTTTGAGTCAGACTGGTTTTCTGTTTCTTCAAATAATTTGTATACTCTGAGTCATGGACTCCAGAGGTCGCCGCGTCGGGTGGTCGTTGAGTTTGCAAGGTCATCGAGTCCATCAACATGGAACATTGTCATGCCCAGTTATTTCAATGATGGAGGGCATAAAGGCAGTGGGGCTCAGGTTGAAGTGGGTAGCTTGAATATTCGGCTTGGAACTGGAGCGGCAGTATGGGGCACGGGATATTTCGGAGGAATCGACAATAGTGCCACGACTCGATTCGCTACCGGGTATTATCGGGTCAGAGCATGGATTTAGCTGCCCACTGACTAGAAATCAAGCGGAGCGATTGCTGAATCGCATCTACCGGACGGGCAGGAGGTCTAGCTTGCTCGGCCCATTAAAAACTGCAGCGGTAAGGGTAGGCTGCGACCGTTTTTCAGTCACTGACAAAACCTCCGTAATATAGTGCTGACGCCTGGTACATCTGGAAACTTTCCGAAGAGACTGGTGTGGCCTCAATGCGCGCGGGATTACCACTCTTCTGCACGTTTCCCGAGCCTGGCCTGCCAGACAACGCCGCTCCCAATGCCTGGAGGTTTGCGTAGGCGTAGAACCAACGAGAGCCGTGGCAGCTCCTGGCCCTGCCGGTGTGCCCCTGCCGACCTAGTCCATTTGAAATATTGCGATCCAGGCTGGGGCCAGTAAGATGGGCCGTCCGACGACCCGCACCAGCCTCTATCAAGGATCGATGCATGAGACTGCCCCGCCCGCGTTTTGCCCTTTCCGCCGCCTTGCTGCTTTGCCTTTCCGGTTGCGTGTCTGAACTCGATTCGGGCGCCTATGGCAGCATGGACGATCCGCGCAACGCGCAGATGCTGGACCTGGTGGACCAGGCGCTGAAAGGGAACATGGCCGTGGTACTGGTGGCCGACGTGATGCCGCACAAGTCCCTGAGCGATGCGCTGACCATGACCCAGTGGACGCCAACGGCGATCTGGGAGTACGAGAAGGACCCGAAGGTGACCTTCGGCCGCAAGTTCCAGACCAACGCGCTGCAGCGGAAGCCCGACGAGACCTATCTGTTCAAGGCCTTCGAGGTGCATATCCTGCCGCCCGGCAAGTACCTGCTGACCGGCGGCGACGACTACCAGATCCATGGCTTGCTCGACCAGGTTGGCGCCCGCGGCGGTCCGCCCGGTTCGGGCCATGGCGCCAACGGCACCGCGTACCTGTCCCCCGAGCTGTATCGCGAGTACTACCGGGAAGAAGTCTGGAAAGATGCCACCTATGGCAGCGAGATCAAGACCGAGAAGGTCTGCACCGCCGTGCATGTGGCCTCGGGCGCCTGCGTGAGCTGGGGCGAGCAGCAATACACGCAAACGACCCAGGGCTCCCAGGCCGGCTATTACCAGCAGACCGACTCCCGCGACGTACCTTCGATCAAGATCCAGGCACGCTTGCCGGTCGACAAGGCGCTGGCCAGCTTCAGCGTGCAGGGCGGGCAATTGCTGCTGGCCCCGCGCATGCACCTCAAGACCCCCGGCTACAAGTACCAGCAGTCGAAGTGCCGGGCGATCGATCCGAAGAAGATCGAATGCCCATTGGAAAACCTGACCGTCTACACCTGGCCGGCGCCGATGGACTTCAGCCAGTCCCTGATCGCCCAGCGGGCTCTGAGCGACAAGCACCGGCAACTGCTGTCCAGGCTGCAGCCCCTGCAGATCACACCGCTGCGCAAGCAGGGCATGGAAGACCCGGTCTGGGGCGTGCCGCTGTCATTGAAATAGCGGGTGTTCGCTCAGGGGCGCCGGGTGTCGCCCCTATCCACGGAAGCATTTCCCCACAAGGAAGGTGACATGAACGTCTATCGCAAGGTTTCCCGCAGTGCCGTGACTTGGCTGTGCGCCGCGCTGCTGGCCGCATCCGGCCATGCCTGGGCCGAAGACTGGTGGGTGGTACACAAGGGCGACGACCCTGCCGAGCTTGACGTGTTCCTGGCCGATGCCGATTCGCTGGCACCGGTGCCGGGTATCGAAAACGCCTGGCAGGTGCAGATCGCCATGCTGTTCGACTCTTTCCATCTGCTCAGCGCGCATCAGTACCGCTGCGATACGCGAGAGGTGAAGGTGGTCAACGCCAAGACCTTCTCCAACAACGGGCAACCCACGGACCTCCAGTTCACCTTCGCCAAGGGCTGGACCCCGCTGCCCAACGAAAGCCATGAGGCTGTCCTCCAGTTCATCTGCGCGCCGCAGCAACGCGAACGCAACGGCATGCGCTCCACCGGCAGGGGCGTGCCATTGCAGGCGGTGATCACCGCCGTCGGCATGGTCGAGATGGAGCGCGCCCAGGCCAATCTCGCCGAGGCCCGGCGCAAGCTCGAAGAGGCCAAGAGCGATCGCGTCATGGGCGAACTCGATCGTCTGCTCGGCAACGAGCCCCGGAAGCCCTGAGCCGCTCTGACTGAAGCAGGGTGAAGCGAGGCGGATCGGGCCGTTTTCCGGGACGATCGGCGTAGGTCCGGAAGGCGCGTCGGGAGGGTATCGATGAAGTGGTATAGCCGCATCAGCCTGGGGCTCAGCCTCGCGGTCGCGAGCGCTTTCCTGGTGGCGTACTGGCGATCGCTCGACAGCCATGGCTATCCCAATATGAATGCGCCTGGGCTGTTCGCCTACCTGCTGGTCTTTCCTGCCTGCGCCCTGTTGCTGCATTCCACTGCGTTGGCATTCGTGCTCCAGCAGCGAAAGCTGGGGAGCGCTCGCGAAAGAGCGCTGCAATGGGCGATCAACCTGGTGCTGTGGATGGCGCCGCTTTGTTATGTCCTTGCCAGCGTCTAGCCCGATGTACTTCCTCTCAACCCGCAGAGCGACAAGCCATGAGGGCCGTTTCATCATTTTCCTGGGGGCAATGAGTGTGTTGTCCATTTCAATGGGTGGACGTTCAGCCGGCCCCGCCAGTAGACCGTGTAGCGTAGCTTCGTTTTCGCAGGAATGATGCCGAGCTTGGGACGGAAGTTGATGTCACGGTGCGATGGGGCTCAGAGGACTTGGGGCGGTGGGGCTTTGTCACGATCCCGGTCATATCATGGGCTGCTGACAAGGGAGCATGGCGATTGCGGCTGCCCTTTTCCTGGTGAAGTGCGAAACGGATTTTTCAGGAGGAAGCATGAGCTACGACACGACCGGTTCCATGGTGGGGGCCACAGTAGGAGACCCTAGCGATGAGCGATGGAATGCGTTGATTGACGAAACCGACCTCGTAAAGGGCGCATCACTTATAGGCAGATCGGCAATGGTTTTAGCCAGCCTGGCCGATCTTCCAGATGTTCCGCAAAGCTACACCCATGAGTACATCGTTCAAGGCCACAGACCCGGTATTACCACTGGTGGTGGCAGGTTCTACTGGGATGGGGCGGTTGCGCGGAATCGCCACAACGGCGGGACTATCATCAGCCCCACTGTTCCTGCGTACACTGCCCAGACGGGGTTGGCTGGCTATCTGGATGGCTCGGGGGAAACTGAGCCGTCCGCCTTTGGCTGCTTTGTCCGCAAAATCGAAGGCCATGGCATTCGCCTCGAATGGTTCGGCTGGCTGCCAGGGGAACTCGCCACCGCGCCAGCGCAAAAGCTTCTGCAACAAACCCGTTCGAACGAAGGCTCTGCGGCCCACATCGGTTACACGGCCATGTTTCCCCCGGCGACCGTTCGCTCCGGTCCATTAGTTATCGGTTCGGACCAGATCATCGCCGGAACCAGCCGGACTGTCATTCTCCAGGAGCCCGGTACGGTGACGATGGATGTCCAGCCGTTCATCAGCATGGCCGGACAGAGCAATGTGTTCATCTTCGGCAATGGAATGCAGATCAATGGACAGAAGAACGAGGCACGCAGCGGCGAAGGTCGATATGGACTTTTCATCTATGGCTCGAAAAAAGTCCTGGTCCAGGACCTGACAATCAACGCGTTCTCCGGTGATGGATTGGCCGTTACCGGCGATGCGGGGCGACCAAGCGAAGATGTACGCATCGACCGAGTCCTTTGCAACTTCAATGGACGCAATGGCTTTTCGGTCATCAATGCCAGGCGCGCGACGCTGCTGAATTGCCGAGCGACTAACACGAATACCAATGGACTTGGTGCATCAGCCAATGGACCCTGGGCGGCCTTCGACATAGAGCCCAATGAAGGAAGCGGTTACTTCATCGAAGATATCAACCTGATCGGTTGTTCGAGCGAGGGCAATGCTGGGAACGGACTCCAGTTCACCATCCCGAATACGGACTCCCCTGTCTCCGTCAGGGTCTCCGGATTCCAGTCCCGACGAGACGGTTCGGCTACTCAATACGGGGCGAAGAATGGCGGAGTGGGTTTCATATATGGAGGGGGCGTCTCTCCGAAAAACACTATGTCGGGTCTGATCCAACTGGTTGGCATCGTTGTCGACGAGCCTTTTGGCAGCGCTATGCGTTTCCGCAACTGGAGTGCCAGAAACGCGCCGGTACTCATCAGGGATGTCACGATAAGAAATGTGAACTTCGGCGTGGCCACGGGAAACATAAATCGATGCGGAGTCTGGCAGGACTCTTCTGACTCCATGGAAGTGATTGAACCAAAGGGCAATTTCGAAGTGGATGGGCTGACCGTCTTCGACGATAACCAACAGCTCATTCGACCCGTGTGGACCATGGGAATAGTGGCGGCTCCTACAATCGCCAAGGTGAGGAATGTCTACGTCAACCGACATGGCTATCCTGCTGTTTTGCCGTTACGTACGAAAGTACAAGGAGGCGTAGGGTGGAGCGAGCTGCCGATGGTGTCCTTGTCCTCGTCCTCAGCAATCGCAGGAACGGATTATGTCGGACAAATGGTCGAGTTGACGGGGAGCGGAGGATTCGTACTGCCGGAGGCCGCTCTTGCCTCGGGCTGTGTCTTCAGGATCAGGAATGGTTCGAGCGGCAGCATCAACGTCACGGCACTGGCTGGAGGAATCACGGGCAGTACCTACGGTAGCTACACCAACACAGGAAGCAGCCTGACCTTGATCAATGGGCAGTATGCCGAGCTATGGAGCAATGGAAGCACCTGGGTCCTGAAATGACGCGTAAACCTTTTATTTGGCTTGCCTCCGACTGTCATGGCGTATGGTCGGTATGCCAGGACAGCTTTTCGAGCGGCTCAGCGCTTCGGCGCAAAGACCATCTTCACCGGCGCATCGTGCTTCAGGCGCGAGCCGTCCGCTTGGTTTCCGGGCTCGAAGCTAGGGTGCCAGGCCCTGAGTTCCGTATCGGACAGCCACTCCAGTTGCAATTCGTCCGCGGATGCGCGCAGGTCGAATTGCGCCAGCGACTGCACGACTGAATGGCACTTTTCCGATTTCCCGGTTTCGAGGAGGGAGACCTGTATTTCTTCGCCCCAGGTGATCGAACCTTTCTCCGGGCATTTCCGAACCTCGACGTGGTATTGCCCGTTCGGCGACGGCAGGTCGGAAATCAGCTTGTCGGGGCCGCAGGCGGCGAGGAGTACGCTCAGTATCAGCAGGGGGCTTTTTTTCAT